ATGGCAGATCGAACCTGCGATGCTTGCGGTGAATCCTTCCGAACGCTGTCCAAACTTCGACTTCATGACTGTCCAGGTCAAGGTCTGATTGACGACGCATTTCTCCCTGAACCCCAACCCGACGAAATCCCTAACCGAATTTTGGAAAAAGATGAGTTTAACGAGTTGAAAAACGACTCTCGGATCGACAGGGTAGAGAAAATGTTGAATATGCCTCTTCCGGGCACACAGGAGGCAATCTCATTCGTAGTGCAGATCGACGGTCATACATACGGACTGCACTGTGACCACTCCACGAGCGAATGGGATATTGTTGCTGAAGGATCAGACTGGGACAAAGTGAAACAATCACATTCCGAGTGGCTATCGGATGATATTGGGAAAGTCACAGGAGACTCTCCTGATCCCGAAAATCTTGATGGGGCAGAGATACCTGAAGAAATTACGACAGACTGTAATATGTGTGATGGAACCCACACACTATCGGCACAGCCCGATTCGTTCACCTCTGCTATGGGATTCCTCGAATACGAGGGGTTCTGTGAAGAAACCGGACATCCGATAATCATCACTAAGAATCCCGACGAGTTCCTCACACAGTAGAACTAGATTTGACGCATTACGTTCCCGGTAGAATCCATGCTAATACTGAATACTGCTATACGAAGTCTGCAAGGCTCGATTGCCCGACCACTTCTGGTTGACCTCGTTTGATCGTCGCTCCCCTCTCTTCGATGCGTTCAGGATGGAGACGCCGCTCGATGATTGGCCAGCGACACTCCCAACAGAGGAACTCGTCCATATCCGTGTCGAAGTGGCGGAATCGCGCAACGTTCTCTATCTCACCGCAGCGCTCGCACTCGAGTGTCATACGAACGCCGACAGCCCTGTCTGAAGCTGGTTCTTGATCGCTGCGTCAACGTCCACATCAACCGCGTCGAGGATCGTCCCGAGTGGACTGACGATGAGCGTGTCCGTCATTCGTGTCGTGTCCAACTTGACCGTGGGCGGAAGGCTCGAGGGATCATCGAAGCACAACACGTCGATCTCGTGGTTGAACCCGTCTTCATGGTACGGCTGCACGTAGATCCGCTTCGGCTTGCTGCCACCGCTGAAGTTCGTTCCGTACAGCTCGTTCGAGAACCACGCCCCTCGTGGATGCGGGTCCTTCGGCGTGCCGTTCGTCCAAGCGTATTCCTCGATCGGCTTCGATAACCCACCAGGGATACCAAGATACTCGAGGTCGCTTCCTGTCGGTTTGATCTCTTTGGCGGCCTCGTAGACGCGCTGTCCGAGTTCGATCTCGGTCGCGCCCTCAAGGATCATCTCGAGGATTTCGTCTTGCAGCTCCGTTGTGAGCATCGAAATGTCGCTCCGAGTAAATCCGGTGATGCTCACCTTCGGCTTGCAGTCCTGGCCGTCTTTCCAGGTGCAGAGGTAGGCATAGCGCTTCTTTTTGCCCGCTTGGAAGTACCGCTCCATGTAGGCCTCGACCTCGATCTCCCACAGGTTATCCGCAGCAGGAATACCGTGATCCTCAGCGAGATCGGGATACACGACGTTGTTCAGTGCTTCCGCAATCTCCTGTGCTTCCTCGAGACACCGCTCTTTCGTCCAATGACTGGGGAACCGGAGGTAGTTTGAATCGGTGTCTCCGTATATCACTTCCCCGTCAGTTTCTTCGTTGATGTAGCGCTGCGTGGCCTTGATTACCTTTTGTCCGGTCGTTGTAACCGCTTCAGCCACTCTCTCGTCGTAGAGGAAGAACCGTTCCCACCCCGTAACGCCGTAGATCGAGTTGCAGATTGTCTTACTTACGTCGTATTTTTCACTGTATTCTTCGTACTCAGGCGTACCTGCCTCGTACTTGTTCCGCTCTTTCTTGTAGTCGGCTTTCAGCGCAATCGCGTCATCGACAAGCTCCTTGAAGATGCCATCCCGATCGAGGCGGAACCTCGCACCGTTCGGGGCCACCGAATACGGCACGTCGTGGTTGCCAAGATCGAGGACCGTCTCTGGCGAAGCGTTCAACATCGCCATCGTCATCGGGTACAAGCTAGCCAGATCCATTCCCACGACGTTCTTCGCAACACCTGTGTACGGCTCGAAGACGAACGCTCCCTCATACTTCTCGTCCTTGGGCACGTACTTTGCATCCGGCCCGATCACGCCGCGCTCGTGGAGCTTGCGGCGCGTCATCATCTCGATCACACCGCTGTTCGAGTTCGTATCCTCGAGATCCGCGCCCACCTCGTGGCGGAGCGTTTGCTTGAAATCGAGGACGCCCGAGGCTTCCGCAACCTCAACAGTTAGGCGAACGTCGATCGCGTTGTAGCGCATCAGCTTGTCAGCGTCGTCGCGCCACATCTCGTAGATCGACTCGCCCGTGTGATCGAGTTTCTTCTCGCCCAACTCGGCTTCAGCTACGTCGTCGAGCTTGTACGATCGCAGCTCGCCGCGCTTCGTGGACTTGTACGCCTCGAGCATATCGTAGACCGTCATACCCGAGATGATCGCCTTGCCACCCCGCGTGACCGTGGCATAGTACTCACGGCTCAGACGGTTCGGGTTCAGCCCGATCTCTCCCATCCGAGCCAGTACATACGGCGCGTCGAAGTCGATGTTCCACGCCGTGAGAACGTCGGGATCGACGGCGTTCATCCACTCCGTGAAGCCGTTCAGCATCCCCTCTTCGTTCTCGTAGTAGTGCAGTGCGGTCAGGCCCTCGGGTTTTCCATCGGGAAAGGCGTCGGTGACGGAACGGCCATCGAGGTCGATGAACCCGTGGTACTCGTCCGAGTAGCTGTCGTGTGCCACGATCGAGAGGATCGGTTTCTCACCCGGCTCGGGGAACTCGCCCCGGTCGTCCGTCTCAATGTCGAACGTGACGATGCGTGGTTCCGCCACGAATTCACACGGTTCGATCTCGCTGTAGTGGCACTCGGTCGCTGGAGCTTCGACTCCCTGAAACAGCGACCACTGCACGCGCGCGTGTGTCGTTACATGAACGTCGGCCTCGAACGTCTCGCTGAATAGCTCTTTCACCTCCGCTACGGCCTTCTGTGACGTGACTTCGATACGGCCCAGTGGATCTCCGAAAATGCTCTCGTAGCCGTCTTCTTCGATCCCCTTCACGCTCTCGTTGGTGAACAGTGAGTCGCGCCGCTCAGCTACTTCATCAGCCGGAGCGTAAAAATGAGGGAAGAACCCGTACAGTTCGACCGTCTCGAGGTCGTTCTCGTGTGTTCGTCCGTGTAGCTTAATCGTCTGTTGTGCCCTGTCCTCGTTCCATGCCGTCGTTATGTTCGTTACGTATAGTTTCATTTCGTGTCTTAGCTGACGCTATAATCTCGTCCGATAGCTCGAGGACGCCATTTTCGTGTAGCCACTCCTCGAGCTGCCAGTTGTTCACATCAACAACGAACCACATCCGCTGCTCCTCGTGTATCCACTGATCGGCGTAATCGAGGAAGATGCGGGGAACGTTGTAGTACTCTGTCTGGTAGTAATCGGTTGTTTTCTGCTCTGATCCATCCAGAGCTTGCTTGAACCGAGTAATTTCCCAAAAACACGTTTGGGTTGGACCACCGGGATACCACAGGAACGCCTCTATATCGTCATCAATCGACCAGTTGCCGTCTTCATCGAGACGAGCGTGCCGTATCTTCAACTCGGGAACGTCCAGGCCATGTTTCAGTATCCGGGCAAGGCCAGGAAGTAGGGGGATCAGATCAACTTCCGATCGCTTGATTCGAGGAGTATAGACATTGGATTCCATAGTTACCTGCCGAGATGTCGCTAACACCGTCAGTGGCGAGCGTGCCCAACTCGGTAATCAAGCTCTGTAAATCTCGATAGATAATAACTTTTCCCGTCAATAATTTCACGACGTGGGCTTCACATCGATACCTCGACCGGTATTCTTCTCTCGCCACTCTTCGATATCGTTCTCGTAGCACCACGCTCTTCCAGGGAACGGGATTTCTTCGTCATCCATGAGATAGTCCTCGACCTCGAACGGATCGTTGTCGTAGATCGGGTTGCCGCTCAGCGGCTTTGGATACTTCCAGCGCATCTCACGAGACGAAGAGTAGCGATCGGGATTCCACTCTCTCCAGAGAGTCGCGAAGCTCTCTTCGATGCTTCCGTAGAAGCCCTTCCGCTTCCGTATGAACTTCTTTCCCGTCCATACCTTGCCCCAACGCGCCCTCGAGATCGGAACGGCGGTATCGAGAGAGCACACGGGGACGTAGTACTTCCCGATCTGTGTTTGCTTCGCCGGGTTGCCACCGAGGAGATGCACCTCTTTGCAGTTCGCGTACTCGGTCCACGGATGCGGAGTCCCACCGAAACGATCCTGGCAGGGCATTCCAACCCGGAACTGTCGTGGCACATCTTGAGGATGAACCGATTTCGGAACCACGATCACTGTATCACAGTAGCGCTGTAGTTTCAGCGCGTATTGGATCGCCTCGATGTAGCCAACGTGCTCGTCTATATCGGGGGCAACTGCGTACTTGGGTCGTTCTCGCTTCACCACCGCAAGGTGTTGTTCGAACACCTCGTCGATGGCGGAACCCTCGTCTATCTTGCGAAACGGCCAGTCTACGAAATCGATCGGGATCTCGTCCGGTGGTCGCGTCTCGCTTGACTCATATCCGATCAGAACACCGGATCGTGCGGCTGCATAGGCCGTATCGGTCCCACCGTTGACGGTCGTGATAACGTCAACAGGCTCGAGGCGCTGTTTCGGGATCGGGTCAAGGCTGTCGCTAATCAGTTGGGCTTGGCTCATCGTTGAGAACTACCGCAGTGGTTTGTTCGTCGCCCGTTCGATGTGACACTCTTCCAGGTCCCAAGTGTGCAGCGCTTCCGACACCGGGACGCAGTTGTTCACCTCACCGTTGTCTCGAGCGTGTAAGCTCTCGACTGTCTCCGACGTGAGTGTCGTATTGAAGAACTGCGTGAGGTCGAACTCGAGGACGCGATCGTTATCGACTTCCAGTACGGCGATCCGGTCTGCGCCGAGAGCCTTCATGACCTCGAGAGCAATATCGTCGTAGGTGTATCCACCACAGAGCCGGAAGTAGTCCTGCTTCCCACCATCGTAGGAGTGTCGGTGACGGTGTGAAACGACGACGTTCTGGTCGCGATTACTCGGCCCGGCCCATCCGATTAGGCGTCCTGCCGCCTGTATCGGATGTATCTCGCGTACTCGGAGCGGTTCGACGTTTTCGTAATCGAATAATGTGGCCGACATTGGTTAGCTGTATGTTGGTCCCGGTCCACCGGGCTGTCCCCACGTTGACGGGCAGATGCTGTAGAAATCGCACTGGCAGTCATCGTCCGGCTTCCACTTACAGAGTGGCTGCTCCTTGATAGGGAAGTTCTCGAGGTCGTCACTGGCGGTCATTTCCTCGACGTACTGGTAGATGCGTTCGCGCCGTTCGGAATCGAGCGGGCTGACCACGAAATCGTCGTTCATCGGGAAGTATCCCGCAACGGCTGCTACGTCCAACTGCTCTTCGAACAAGACGGCGTAGTACTCCCCTTCGAGGAAGATTCCGTCATCGCGGTACTTCGGGTCGGGAGTTTTCCCTGTCTTGAAATCCACGATCACGACGCCGCTATCACGATCTACTTGCGGAACGCTCGAAGCGTTCACGATCACGTCAGCGTATCCCATCCACGGTGGGGATTGTTCCCAGTCCCACCCCTCCGCTTCCACTGCAACTGGTAGGTACTCCTCTGGAGTAGCCGCTTCCGCCAGCCGATCCTGCTCGAACAAGATGAAGTTCGAGATGTACAGCTCGATCCAATCCGCCCACAACGAAACGTCCGACGGCAGCATTTCCGTGAGATCCTCGGGAATCTCGCCCGTCGCCTCGTAGTGCTCGAGCACGTTCTCGTAGTAGCGCTCATATGCTTCGTGGACCTGCCGACCCCGTTTTGTGTAGTACGTGTCCGGGGTTCGAAGCCCCTTGATGTACGTCAGGTAGAACTTGCGAGGACACGTCTTGTACGTCGTAATGCGGCTCTTGCTGATGTACGGAAGCTCACCGTCCTCGGTTTCGTCTCGCAGCTCCGCGAGAACGTCACTCTGCTCGGGCATCCCCACCCATCTCCTCGAGTTTCGTGACGTGGCTCGTGATGTCGGCCACCGTTGTCTCACCGTCTTCGTTCGTCGTGAACTCGATCACGCACCGAGGCTGCGCTCGAGCGTGTGACAGGATCTCTACGAGTGTCTCTCGGTTAGTGAACGTCATATCAGGGACTCTCCGGTCTGTTTTTCGAAGGTCAGATTCCGGTAATCACGCTCGACCTTCTGCTTGTGAACTGCTTGGAGTACCGTTCGGTTCGCCGCAATCTGTTGATCTACGCGGTGGATCAGCTCGTCGAGGTCACTCATCATTGACCCCAACAGACGAATTGTACTCTGTAGGCTTCTCTCGGTGGTAGTTCACGACCTCTGGTTCTCTCGCCTTCCGCTCACGATCGTACTTATTCTCGGCCTGCATCGCAGCATAGACCGTCTCGTCCTCGTCAGCGTCAGTTGCCGCTTCAAAGTTCATCGAGGTCGTGAGGAACTCCCCGTTGAAGCTGCGAGCGAACTTATCCAGACGACGTGTGAACAGCCCTGCGGCAATCCAGTCTTCGGGTGAATCGAGGACGACTGGTTGCTCATTCGCGAGCGTATAGAGGATGTGTCCGATGTTCTGCCAGCTTTTCCCGTAGTCTTCGTTCTTGAGTTCGTAGGTCTCAGCGCTCTCTTCGAGGATTTCGGTAACTGTTTTGGGTTCCATGATTGTGATTTCGGTCTTGTCACTCGAGGTGCTCTTGCCGCATTCGGATCACCTCTCCGCTACGTTCGGAGACAACTCCGTCGTGGTGTGCGATTTTGATCGTCCCGTTCGGGAGTTTCAGTACGTCAACGACGCCAGTGTACTTCGACGGCTTATCATCCACTTCAGGGTGAATCCAAACCGCCCACGTCGTATCTGGCGTCGGCTCTGGTTCGTGAACTTCTGTGACAGGCATAGGTGTCGGAAGGCCCCGCGTTTCATGACATATTTCAAACTGGGGGCAACCGCTGGTTACAGCTCGACGAACTCGTCAGGGCGCACTGCCTTATCGTCGCAGTACATATCCGACCCACCCTTCGCCATCATGATGCCGTGAAACGGAACGCCCCACATCGTGAGCATTCCAACCAGTTCGGCGGCATCGGACCACGGACGGGCCGTCCAGACGATGATCGTCTTTCCGCTATAGTACGCCTCGAGTAGCTTGTCAACTACTTCCGGGTTCGGTGACTGCTCTCGAGGGGGCAAGTACTCGTCAGTAGATCGCTCCGTGATCGTGTGATCGAAGTCAACGTTCAGGGTGTCAACCTCGCCCCACGGGATCGAGGGGAACGTCATGTGTCGGCCTCGTCTTCGTCTTCCTCGTCGTGTTGCCAGCACAGCTCATCTGGACCGTCAACGTCACGGGTGCAGGTTCCGCCACTCGATAGCTCCGCACCACATTCGTAGCTCACTCCTTCGGATACCGCTTCACCATGTCCACTGAACACTGTGGGTTCTGCCCGTTCAACCAGAACCGTAACGCGGCTCTGATGCGGCGAATGCGAGAGGACCGCAACAACGCGGCCATCAACAGCAAACCCACAATCATCGTAGCAGTGGGTCTCCCGTGAGTACCACATCATCACTCACCTCCATCGACGATATCCTCGACTGTTTCACCGGCCTCTTCGACCTTTTCTTCAGCCCCTGCTCGAACCGCCTGGTCGCCGTACTCGAGCCGAAGGAATACCGTCTGGACGTAGAGCATCAGATCCTCGATCTCGGTAGCGTATTCCGTCTCACCGTCTTCGACCAGCCGTTCGTGTTCGGAAGCCAGCCACTCAATCGTCTCGAGCGACCACTCTTTCAGTCGATCGAGTGACTCGTGTACCGTGTTTACGTCTTCAGCCACCTGTGCGGGGGAAACGAACTCCTCGCCATCGACACGGTTCAGCATGGAGCCAAGCCTTTCAAACATGGTGAGTCTTAGGCCTCGTTGCTTTCACCGCCAGGGTAGAGATCCGCACTGTCCATCGGCGTATCTGGCCCGAATCGCGGCGCTGAATCGTTTAACGCCGGAAAACCAGAACTCTCGAAACCGCCTCGAGACTCGAAATTGAAATCCTCGGGCCACATCTGCTTACGGTTCCCATTGCAGATCATCCCACAGACGGGACACACTTCATCACCGATCTCATCCGTCCAGGCAGGGATCGTATGCTTACCACCCTCGTCTTCGCACTCTGGACACATTGTCGTTGTATATTCGACTGTCTTCGAGACGACAGTGCCACCAGGGAGTGACACCATGATCGGGCTACCGTCACTGCGTAGGTCAACATCGCTTACTCGGAAGTGATCTGCTCGGGTGTTTCGTCGGTCAACGTGCATAGTAGTGATAGTTAGGTTGTATGCCAGATGTTCGGACGGCTATTCTTAGACGTAGACCTCAACAGGTCGAACGTCTACCTGACAGGCACACGTTGCACCAAATGCGATGGCGATCACATGACCGCGAATCGTCGCTTCGGTGGCGGAAAGCGCGTCGATATAGATGAACGACGGCTCGAGTGCAGCCTGACACTCTTCTGCGAGCCATAGGTGGTACAACCCACGCTCACCGGCTCGCTTGTCTCGTTTCTTCTCCGCAGTCGATGAGTCCGGTTCCGGTAGCCGATCTTCAATCTCGTCGAAGTTCGATGGAACAGACGTCGGGTGGCGATCCGCACCCATTAGACCACCACAGCACACTCTGCGGAAGCGTCGATGACCGTCCAGTAACGCTTCCACTCGTGAAGGAGTGCTCCAATTGCTCCTTCGTGGGTGGCCGCCATGCCTTCCAGTAACGGGGCGTCATCACCGATATAATACGCGAGGTAGAGACCGTCATCGTGTCTCACCATCACGTTCTCGGCCTTCATTGTGACACCTCATTCTGAAGGCACAGAATGTCTGTTTTTCCGGTCTCATCGATAGCGTGAATGCTGTAATACATAGTAAGCTTTCCTATAGTGTTTCCTTACTCGAGATTCTTAGGCAGACGTAGGAAGAACGCCGGGAGACGCATCAGAAGCCGTCGGACCCTCGGAGCCGTTCTCCATGTCACGGAACTGCACTGGGTACAACCAGGCCAACGGATACTCGTCAGTGACTCCGTGGACGGTTGCTGCTGGTTCGCTCCACACCGAGAGGGACTCTTCGTAGTCTGACGGCGGGCAGATCGAACCCGACATGAGAACTGGGCGGTTCATGACGTGCTCGAGTTTGAACTCGTGGTAGTGCCCTCGATAGGCGACATCGAACTGGTGCTTGATCTGCCAGCCGCGCCACTTGTTCTGCCCGCTCGAGGTTCCGATGTGAGAGAGACAGTTCTGACCGTGGCGTAAGTGGCCTCGGTGGAGGCCGTTTCGCATCTCGAAGTTGATGAACGCCGTCGCACCAGATCGGATGAACGTGACGTTCTCGAGGTCGCTCATCCGCACCATCCGATCGAGCATCATGTAGACAATCCGGTCGGCGTTCGCCTCCTGGCTCATCCCGTTCGCTCGCAGCTCGCCGTGATTACCAGCCTGACAGACTACCTGAACGGTGTCGAACCGGGTGGCCAGGTGATGAATCTGCTCCATGTATAGCTCACAGGCGAGATCGATCTGCTCGTCAATCGTGAGGTCAATCTCGTGAGGCTGGTGGGAGAAGATGTTCTCGCCGGTCACGGTGTCACCGCCAAGTAACAGATGGGCGGTATCGAACTGTCGATCGGCCTTCTCCTCGCGGTCGATCAGATCCATCACGGAATCGGTCACACTACGAATCCGCTCGGCGGCAATGTCCTTGTTGAACACGAGGTTCCCGAACTCGTCGTAGACCTCCGCGCCGATGTGATCATCCGAGCGGTGGATCACCACGTCCTCGTTCGACGGATCGTAAGCAAGGCCACCGTCAGCAACGGCGGGAGCACTCGTATCGAGCAGGTGGGCGAGTCGATCGTTGAGATCCGCGAGGTGCTGATTTGCAGCCTTCGTCTGGCTCGATTTGGTGTTGCGGTTCGATCGCTCGTTGTAGTTCGATGGATGAGACTCGAGCGTTCGAAGCTCGGTAGCTGGATACCGAACGCCGTCACGGTTGACGAGGGGAACCTCTTCATCGATCGCGCTCAGGTGATCGCGTACTGTGGACTCCGTGATTTCCAGTGCTTTCGCTACTTCTGCGACAGTTGCGGGGAGCTGTTCGTAGACGGTTCTCTGTGCAGGCGTGAAGTTGTAGCTCATGTAGGGTTAGGTGTAGGTGTAGCAGTAGGAGGGATAGATCGCGCCACCTCAATGGGTGGCTTCTGTCCCTGTGTACCGACTATAGAGGTCACACTCGTCAGGGCCGAGGCAGAACATCTCCGCTTGTGCCCAAATCGTATCGCAGCGATACGGATTGAGCTGGTGAGCGATTACCTTCTCGATCTGGTGACGAGTGAACTCCTCGTTGAACTCCGGTGCATCGCTGAAGAACTCCACGATCACGTCGATCGGAACGCGCTCTTCAACGAGGTGTGCGATTACGTTCAACTCCATTGCGTGACTCGCAGCGCCGTGTGCAAACATATCTGCGCGCTCGCGAAACGCACCAATACACGGCTTCCTGCTCATCAGGAACGGTACATCCTCGAGTGTGAGATCCTCGTTCTGCTCGTCCTCGTAGCGCTCGAGCGCTTTCGGGTCGAACCGGCTGGCTCCTCGATAGTGGCCGCCGGTAGCGTCGCGGATGTACTGTGTGAGTACGTCATGCGCCCGATGACTCGGGTTTCGACGGCACTCTTTCGGCACAGGACGAGGTGAGCGAGTGAGCTTCGCATACTCGTTGGGCGTGATATTGGCAAGCTCTCTGATCGATACAGGTACACAGTACCGATCTTCATCGAAGGCCACCGACGCCCCACTATGTCTCGTGTTCGGAAGGCGGCACAACCGGGCCAAGTCACTGCTGTCAACGTCAACCCAAGCCTCGAGATCAAGGTACGTCTGCGATTCGAGATAAGAGATCAACTCGTCAGCGTACTGCCTCATCCCGTTCTTGAACTGCCCTGGCGTCCCCTCATCAGGATCGATCGTCGGGAAGTCCAGGTAGAGGTGAACGCCCTTGTGACCCGAAAGCGCTGCCCGATAATGGTGATCCAACCCCTCGCGAACGAGGAGCCGGCACACCTCACGGACTCGAGTCAATAACGCGCTCATGTCCCGATACCACGCTTGCGGATCGGGGTTCGTACTCCGATATTCGCCACCGCTTGGAATATCGAAGTCGATGAACAGCGTATCAATGGCCGGAACGCCGCCCTCCTGCGTGTGACCGTTCGGGAAGCTGTAGACACTCACGAACGGTGCAACGTCGGTTCCATCAACCGCCTTGATCCGCTTGCCAACCTCGAGCGGCGAGGTTGCCCAGTGCTGGTGGGCCGTCACTCGACGTGGATAACTCGGACACCATACGGCGATTGCCGATGCGATCTCTGCGGTCATTCATTCTATCAATCTGTGACAGTTGCCACAACGGAACTCGTCGTCGCGGAACTTCGCCGTCTTCTTCCGTTTCACGAGTACTTGCCGCTGGCAGTATTCGCACCACTTCACATCAACGTCCCCTGCCCCGCTTCGCTTCCCTCGACGGTTCCGAAGTCACCGACAGGAATTTCTACTTCTTCGTCCTCGTTGCCTTCCGACTCGTCAGCGCTCTCATCTGTGCCCCACAGTGGCGTGTTGAGGACATCTTCGATTTCTTCTTCGGCCTCATCGAGCGCTTCTTGGAAGCTCGTATCCTCGGTGATGTTGACCTGCTCACCCGTGATCGGATCAGTTGCGATCAAGCCTTCACCGCGACAGTAGCGCTCGATATACTCTTCTGCGATTTCAGGCTCGAGGACCTCGTGGGCGATCTCTTCGGTGCGATCGACGAGCTTCGTGTAATCGATCCCCGCAGGGTGATCGACGACAGAGGCGAATCCTGTCGCGTACCACGTTTGCGGGTTATCCGCCTGGTTCACATCGACGTAGGCCTTCGTCTTCATCGACTTGAGCGATGAGTGAACGTCCCGATCGGTGATATTGTATCCCTGTCCACGTTGGCGAACCTCGGCCTGGATCTTCGAGACGGTCATCGCGGTCGCCTCCTCGCGAAGTAACTCGAGGATCACGAGATCGATCTCGCGCAGGTTCAGCGCCGACATAATCATCTGTTCACCGAATACCTTCATTCCGTACCAGACGTCGATCGGCGTCACGAGCAGCGTCGGCGCGCCATCGTGGATGATCTCCATACGATCCTGGTAGTGGAACAGACAGACGCTCTCGATGAACTTGTTCAGCCGCTTGTAGTCGTCCCGTGCCTCAGTGAAATGCGTCGGAACCGGGTCCTGTTCGCGTAGCGGTCGGCCACCGGGGATATTCTCGATGGACCCCAGTGAATCCTCTCGAGCGTAGCGGCTCACAGGGATCGAGCCGATATACTCCTGAATCCACTCGAGTTGTTCATCGGTGAGTTGCCGTTCGTACAGGCCGCTCATCTCGTCGGCCTGCCGGTCAAGGATACGCTCGGTCTGTTCCTGCGAAGCGTCGTTGCTCACGATCAGTCCCCGGTTTCGCAGCTCGGGGAAGTCGTTGATGTCAACGCTTTCGTTGTCACTTGCGATCCCGACGATGATACAGTCTGGTGGGTCGATCGTCATACGGATCGTCTCACCGGAGGTAACGTCGGTAATCTCCCTGCTGGCCGGAAGACCCTCCGCAGTCGCTTTCAGGACCGCTTCGACGTGCTCTGGTAAGCTCGCCAGGTCCTGATAGACGTGAACCCGGCATTTGTTGATCTCATCAGCAGCGTAGTAGAGAGCGGTCGGTGAGAGAGTCGTACTCATCTCGTAAATGTCGTTCTCAGGGATCGGCTTGCTCATGCACTGTACTGTGAACGTTTTCCCAACCCGTGACGGACCAAGCATGATAACCAGGCCGCCACGGATCATGGCAGTGAACACCGTGAGCGCAGTCTCTTCTTCGCCTACCAGACCAGCATCTTGCGCTGCACGGAGTACATCGTACAGTTCAGGCGTTTCTTCGTGGGTGTGTAGTTCGGACATTCTGTGATGGTGGATTTCCGTCGTCACGGAGCCGATGCTACTCGTTTCATGCATCTTTCAAACTGGCAGCCGCCCCAGGACTACGGAAAACGGTCGTCTACTCTTCGTCGTCGTCTTCCATCTTCTTCGAGAGGACGCGCTTCAGAACGCGGCGCTCAACGTTCTCTCGAACGAGATCGTCGAGTTCTGACGAAACCTCTTCCAGATCGTCGCCTTCCTCGAGATCAACGGTCACGCTCTCGCTGACCTCGATCGGCTCGAAGCGCTCGAGTTGCACGCGACGACTGTAGCTAACGGTGTGCTCTTTGAGTTTCATGATGGTGGTGGACCTGCTTAGTTGACGATCGCCTCGACGATCGCGTCAGTGCCGACTTCTTCGACCATTTCAGGGGTCAGGGAGTTGTCTGCCTCTTCAGCCATGTCGTTTAGGTTCTCGAGAATCTGGCTCTCATCAGTTAGCCCGAAATCGCGACAGAACTCCACAAAGTCGGACACGGGTTCGGGGATCTCCGAAGAGGGAGCACCGCTTGTATCCGACTCAGGAGTGGCGGAAGCGGGAGACTCTTCAGGTGCAGGACTGCGAGACGCCGACTGTTGGCCGCCTTCCGCCGCCGACGAGCTGCCGCCACCGTTTCCGATCATGACCTGCTTTCCGGTTTTCACATCGATCACGACGGGGCTGTGGAACTTGTGCTTGTCACCCTGTTTGACGACCTTGAACACGTCCACCTCACGACCGATCAGGTCCTCGCGTAACTCCACGTTCTGCACATCGAGCCAGTTGTTGATGTCGTTCTTGTCCACGATTACGTCTCGTCCTGGCGTCGTGAGCATCTGAGCGAGGACCTTCGCAGTCGAGGACGGCTTCTTGCCGCCGTCTTCCCACACGATGAAGTCCCCGAAGTCGATCGGCTCGGCGGGATCGGATTCGATACCTGCCCCTTCGTCGCCCTCCACTCGAGCGCCAACGAGCTGGTAACGGTACGTCTTTCCAACGATCTCCTCGGTGAATACGTCGGGAGCGTCGTCAGCCGATAGACTCTCGTCGAGGATCACGGGCATATTCTCCCACGCGAAGAGCTTGATCGTTCCATCCGGCTCGTTCGTATCGCGGTCCAACCGCTCCATCAGAACGCCATCGACAAGCTTGCCGTCCGTGAATTTGACACCGATCGACTGACCCCACTGGTTGTCCCCCGCGTGAACTGCGTCGAGGACGCCACGGAAGGTCGCGTTCGGCTTCCACTTGAGCTGCGTATCGCGTTCGTATCCATCGTCACCGCTGCTGGTGGTGCTGTTGGTGTTGCCGGTTCCGGTCTGGTAGCTGCTGTATTTCGAGTTCATGTCTAGTACTTTCTTACTATGTCTTTCTTATGGACGATACAGGTGGGGTGAAGACTCTCTCAGTTCTTGACGATCACCCGAAGGCCTCGAGTCGGACTTGCACCGAGCTGTTGGCTACAAACCAATCGAGACAGGGAAATGGGATGACTGGTGGAAGTCAACCCAAACGAGCGGTAACTACGGTGGTGGTTAGTGCCGACGATGGCACTCCGGGCAATGCCCGGAAACCGTGTGAGGGATTCGAACCCCCCGTGAGCCATTCACGGCGTCTAGTAGAAAATTTGAGACTAGTGTTAAAGAGTTGATGGCCAGTATGCGGTGGGACAACCGCCGGGCTTTCCGAACCCGGAAGGGCCACGTCGGGAATCGAACCCGAACGGGCAACACCAGTTGCGTGACTCCCGTTCCTTCACCCCTGTAGTATTCGCGGTAGACCTCATAAAGATTTCCTATAAAGAGATTCTTATGGCATTATAGGATACGCTGTGTCATAGGTCTCTCCTTGTAGGATAGACTTATGAGTGCTCAGCGGTTACACAGAGGTATTGTGAGCGAAGACTCTCAACCGCGCTACAAGCAACATACGGGCGAAGAGGACCTCGTCAAGTGCCCGTACTGTGAAGACGAAAAACGATCGCGTGGTCTCTATCTCCATGTCTACCGGTCAGGCGATGAGGCCCACGGCGGTCACAAGGACCTTCCCGACACATGGGAACGAGATAAGGAGAATCTCGAGGTCGTCGGCCAGGAAGAGACGACGGTCAACTACCCGAGTAGCATCGACTTCAACAACGAGCTACTGCTCTGCAAGTGGTGTGGTGAGCGTTTCAAAGGCACTCACGGCCTTGCTACGCACCTCGGGAGAATCGACGACGATACGCACCCGAAGAACGCGAAAGTCGAGACGAGCGGGGTCCGTATTCCCGCTGGTCCAGACGTTGACGAAGAAACGATCGAGGACATCTCTGATGAGCACGACCTCGATCTCGATCCAAAACGATGGACGGACGAAGCCATCTTACAGAAGCCCTCCTCAGAAGCTGCTGACGCGCTCTCTGGTGAGGCGGAAGCACCAGACAACGCAGTGCCTATCCCTGATCTCGTAGAGCTTGCAGCGCACTACGAAGGCCGTGGACGGGAGCAGTGTGCCGATGATCTTCGGTCACTGATCTCGAAGTATCGCTAACAGTAGTGGCAATACGGCTTCTTCATTCAGAATAGGTTGTGAAACTCGCGTTCAGTATAGAAGATGTACTTACCGTTCGGTGATCAATCGGTGGATGAATATGTGAATTTTCCTATAACAGTCTCGTACAAATTAACTGAGAAGAGTGAGTTAGTCTCCATTGTAGACTCTAGTATATTTCAGTACAATCCTTCCCTTATCATCCTCCTCAGTCTCAATAGCGAACACGTCCCCACGCTCGATATCATGCTCTCGAGTTACAGATGCTGGAATAGAGATATCCATCGTCGCAGTACCTTTCCGCCCACGCACCTTCACAGTCTTCTTCGTCATCGTGCCAAGGGCAACGCAAGATTGTCAGAAGCACTTTTTTAGACATTATGTTGTTTATGTACATAAATAGTTGGCTTATTGATTTATCCGGCAACGTTATATGGGTCAGGTCATTACCTCCACTCGGGGGATATGGGGGATTCCTCCATTTCGCCCATGTACCACAATGGAATACCAAACTGACAGCGACGAACCCACAGCTACCGCTGTTGTCCAAGCTGTTGCTGACTACAAAGGGGTCCAACATGAAGAGATGGAACCAATTTATGAGTTTATCGAACCTGATGCCTTGGATTCACTGGTAAGCGCAGACTCTGATGTTGTGGTTCAGTTCAAATATGCTGGTGTGGTTGTTACAGTTGGGCCTAATCAAATTCGTTTGGGCAATAAGGGAGATACCATGGAGCGGCTTAGCGAAGACAGCTAGTCGTCTAAATCCACATCCGTTCCAAAATCGGCTTGTAACTCATTTCGGATGTGGAAATCCTTCTCGCTAGCTTCATCCACTTGGAGATTGAGCTGTAGATTCACATATCCGTGTCGCTATGATTCGCTTTCAGATATAATTCTGATCAAAGAAATCGCACTCCTACCCACTACTAAGCTCTTCAGACCACAGCTCTTCGAAGTACTCTGCGTTGTACTTCGGCGTGCTACCACTGGTTGCCTCTCGAACCATATCGGCGTACTCGATCGTCTCGAGGAAGCCGTCTTTCGTTCGATGGGTTCCCTCATCGAGACGTGGCAGAACTTCGTTCAGGATGAGTTGCGCCGTGTTATCGTGGACGATTAGGTACGGCTCGAGCAACTCTAAGAACTCGCGAACGTCATCACGACTTTGTAGCTTCCACTCGAGCGAGTCGTTCTTCTCGATGATGCTACCGCGAATACCGTGCTCTGTTGCCCACTCATCGATCACCTGTAGGATGGCTGGGTTCCGCCGCCGTAGGGAGATCGTCGGCGTGATGTGGTATCCAAGACGGGCCTTCGAATCCTTGCCGACAACGACTGTGATGGCGCTTCCGCCATCGATCACTCCGGCAACGTAGAGACCCATCGCTTCGTACTCTGTCACTAGCTGTCTATACTTCTCTTGCCATCTTTCGTGTTTCGAATCTGGTGTGCTAACTTGTTCCATATTAATGTCCGACTCGCTGTTTAGTCAATACGCTACACTAAGAAAGGGTTTATAGGAAAGGCTTAAGCTGTTGTGTAGCGAAGCTACAGGGGAGAACAGCGAGCCGAACGAACAAACACTAAACAGTGGAAACTGAGGACTTCCACTGAGTAGTGACACACACTGTAACTGAGGAGTTACAGAGAGTGATTAGTCAGTTGCTGTTGGGCGGAAGCTCACCATAGTAGGTATATTCCCTAGTCTGGTGGCGTTCCGCCCACTAGATAGCTGTAACTAAGAACTCTACTTAGCTACTCCAGATAGGTACACTGATTGGTGTAGTAAGTTACAGCCAATAGGTTACAGCCTATAGTTCTCTATAGGTTACACTTCTTAGTTACACTTATTGGTTACACTTGTTGGTGTCTTTCTGGCACGCTCGCACGCTCTCTCTGTCTTGTTGCGGCTCTGATCTACTATGCAATTCGATGAGTATGACGAAGCGGCAGAAGAACCGATCATCTCACCCGATACCCAAAATGCGACTCACTTCCACGCTGAGGAAGCTCCGTTTGAACACCGAGCGAAGTTCAAACGATTCCACGGATACAACTCCGGCGTCTGGAACGGCTACTGGGCCGATAAAACGGAACTTCGACGCCTCGATAACCTCGCACTGTATGATGCCATCTCGAGCCAACTCGAGCTAACGAACTACCAGAAGCGTCGAGGTCGAGGACTCTTCGACTCGCTCAATCTGAACGCTCTCGGGCACAGTGCAGCACTGATCGCTGTCTGTGTCTGTGCTTACGTCTGCCGAGATGACGGTCGGATGTATCACCCGTACCGGAAACTCGAGAACAACGATTCCCTCTTCGTCGATTTCGTCGAGGGACTTGGTGAGCGCAAAAACGTTGTCGCCGCCTGCTACAATCGCGTCATCCGAGCACTTGAATGACAGTCAGTGAGTACACGATCGTCAGAGACTCTCGAGAGAAGAAGCCGTACAGCTTCGATGGCTACGATGTGGTCACGAAGAAGCTGGATACTGGCGACTACACGGTCGAAGGATACGAGGACGTGTTTGCCGTTGAACGGAAGTCGCTGTCCGATCTACTCAAGTCGATTACGTGGGATCGAGACCGCTTCAAGAACGAGATCGTTCGTGCTGACGAGCTGCTCGGCTTCGTCGTCGTTATCGAGGCTGACGTGCAGACGGTGCTGAACTGGAACTACGATCGGAAGGTCCATCCCAACAGCGTCATGGGGACGATCGAGAACTGGTCGTCGTATCACAATGCCGACTTCGTCTGGGCAGGTAATCGACAACTCGGTGAGGAAGAGACTATTGGAACTCTCGATCGCTGGTATAATTCATACACATCAATTTATATATGACCTCACTGGCGCAATCACACTATGAAAGATAGTTCGTGAATAGCTTCAAAGATTTCACTTTCAGTTCCCTCTCATAATCATTAAGTCTGATGCGCGGCATACGAAGATAAGGGTCGGAGCGTACACGGGCGCGTCCTACGACCCCGCAGGACACCTGAGAGTATGACCGACGACAAAAACACCAGTGAGAATAACCGTCGTAAAGGAAAACGAGAAGAGAGACGAAAATCTAGGGTTTCAGAGACATCGGATCGTGATCCGCGACGCGACGATGGAGGAAGTAGTTCTGATGAGTGATGAAAGCTTTAAAAAAGATGAAAAATGGCTAGAGCATATTAGTCAGAACTCGAGAGTCTCGAAAACTTCATCTTTCGATCCACGAGAAGTGTCATGTAGCGAGCTACAAGGCGAGGCGGAGAAGAAGTCTAATAGCGACGACTGAAGATGGTCGTCCCCGTTGAATCGTTCGGCCTCATCGCCGCAATACTGCTACTAACCCCTGGGTTTTTATCATACAAAATTTGTAAGAAGATAGCTGTGATTAGGAGAGAACATAGCTCGTTTGATAAGAGCGTCTATACGGTTATCGGTAGCGGCATTTCCTTCACAATTGTGATTTCATTAATTGTATTCGCTGTTTATCTTCTTGAAGGACATATTTGGCAACCAACTCTTGAACAGACAGAATTACCAGTGTTGGCTGTAATCTATATTTTTTCGGTTGCTGTTGCAGGGGGACTTGGATTAGTTTCTGGAAAGATTTTCTATAAACTCATTCATGGGGATGATGACGTTCGTGATCCTCCTGTTTGGGAACTTGCTGACGAGAATCGAATAGAACCCACTCAAGTGACAGTAATCACACATTCTGGTGATGAAATTTGGGGCGAAATCAATGTTATTGATCTTGAGCCAGATGGTAAAGATTTACTCTTACAATATCCTGTACGTAAGACTAGAGATGTTGATGGAAATGTGATAAATGAAACAGAGTTAGGGGATTTCACTTATGTTTCTGAAGATTCGATTTCTCAAATACATTATGAGACGGAAATTGACATATGATCATGACACCTTATCAGTGATTTATCATCCGGTCGGAACTCGGCGTAAGCGTTGTTGTAGTACTCGCCATTCTCGTAAGCGTAGGACTGTGAACCAGCCTGCGTCGTTTTGAAGCCCTGCTCGGCCATGAACTCGAGCGTGTAGCCCTCAGCGTGTCGTTCGCTACGGAATGCAACACCAAGATGCTGTATCTCTTCGTCGTACACCGAGACGAGGATTACGCCTTTTTGCGTGTATAGTTCCTCAGTGAGCCACCGCAGGTATGGGTCCTTGAGATCCTCGGGGTCGGTTCCACGAGTAACGAGCAGCTCTCTCATGTCGCCAGTGCTGATTCGCCGGTTCAGGTCGCCGTCCTTAGTGATGTAGTAGCTCTGTTTCATAGCGTGGTGTCGGGTTCCATTTCGATGTAAGCGGTTCCGAGGTCGCTCAGATCGAGCGTCAACTCAAAGTACACCTCGACTTCTTCGAGAACAGGCTCCGGCGGATTGATCGGTCCGTAGCCGTGGTTCGGTCCTGCCGGGATCATCCCGACTGTAACTTCGGTGCTGTAGCTGCCGGTGAACGTAACCAGGTAGCCGTCAACGTCGGCGCTCTCGACGCCCTGGACAATTTTCAGTGGGTCCTCGAGTAACTCATCGTCGTACTCGGAATCCCACCACGTCTTCCAGTGGCGTTCGCCGTTGTGATCGCGTTCCGGCATCTCCCACAGTATCGCCACTGCGTGATCTGCGAGCTGTTCAACACCGATTTCTACCGTATCGTGTTTGGTCATACGAGGATCAGCAATCAGTGCCTCGTCCGTGCCCGTTCGATCGAACCCGGTCGAGGCAGTCAGGACAGATCGAGCCGTTGTGTCGAACGGTATTTTCACACCGTTTGAAGTACACACAAGCGTTGTCCGGCGGTTCCTTGTAGCCGCTTAGCGTCGCTTGGTTGGTACTCATAGCTCATACGCTGCATTTGCTCCAGCCACACACTATGCAGGTGGCACAGCCGCTCTGAAAAGCGAGTGCCTGTGAGCCACACTTGGGACACTCATTTTCCTGGCGGAAGCCAACGACACTCATCGCTTCGCCTCCGAGAACGTGTTCAGGAGTTCGAAGACGAGCGCCGATTTGTCACCGAACAGGTCGTCGGCTTCCGCAAACCATTCCGCGATACACTCTCTTGACCGATCGTCGAGGCCGACGACTTGGCAGTTGTGCGATTCAAAGTACAGTTCGACGAGCATCGCGAGCTTCTGCTGTTGCTCGAGTTGGTTTTCTACTTCTGGCATAATATCACTCAGTTTTTGTCGCTCATTCCGTGTCGGATACCGTGTTCAATCGCCTTCGTCAGCAGCAGGTAGCTGAGCGTGATGATGACGACCGGGATGCCGATGATGTAGATGAAGACCACTCCCGAAAGGGGATGGTAGTACGGAACAGGTCCGAAGATTGCTCCGTACAGGGCCATGAAGATCCACGCCGCGACCATCAGCCCAATCGTCCCAACCAGCACCTTCACCGATAGTCGCATTACAGCACCTCATCGAGTCGCCGCTTGTTCGCGAGATCGGCGCTGCCGTAGGCCACCTCGACGTTCCCGGCCCACAGCTCGTCGAAGAAGAAGCCGCCACTGTGGGGCTTCCCCGCTTCGGCGTTATCGTCGGCCAGTAGGCCGCTCTCGAGCCAGCTTTGTACCTGTCTCGAGGCGTTGGTCTCGGGGAAGCGCCGAACGAACTCGATGAACGTTTCGCTTGCTCCGGCACGCTCGAGCAGATCGATCGCCGCTTCCGCCAACTCGTCCTGGTGCTGTTGCTGTGTCTGTGATTTCATGATAACATGGCTGTTGAGGGGAGCCACCCCGATACCTCGGTAGAGTCGCGACCCTCTACGGTAACGCTACGAGGTACGTGCGTGTTTCAGACGCTCTCGTTATTGCTCGATCACGATCTCACGAACAACTGCGCGCTCAACCTCTGGAATCTCGATTAGTTGGCTGGCAGCGAGCTTAGCGTCGGGTTCAAACCGATATGGTGGGAGATAGATGTTTTCGCCGTCGGTCGTTTCCACTGTAATTGTGTACTTGACAGTACGCATGAGGTGTCATAGCAATCAGTTAGCGGTCAGGAGACTGTCCATGTACTCTTCGAACTGTTCGAACTCGTCTTTGCGATCCTCGAGCGTGATCTCGTAGTTCTCGATCATGGCGAGATTCTGCTCGATCGTTCGTTCATCGACGGCATCGTCACGGCGCTGTTCACGCTCATATGCCGCTTTCACGTCACCGATCGCTTTCTGCGGGTTGAACAGCAGTTCTTTCGCGAGTTGGCTGTAGGTCTCAATCGAGCCGACTTCTGACGTTCCGTTGAAGTCGTGAGTGAGTGCCGATGTGATACCGGAGTATAACGTCCATAGGTTGAGTACCGTTCGAGTACCGCCTTCTCGTGGCGAGCGGTTCCGTGCCGTCGTCGCTGCTGCTCGAGCGAGGTAGCCCGGAAGCCCGAGATACTCGTAGAACTCTTCCACGTCGTAAGGCTGGTTCAGGAAGTCGATCTCGATCTCGAGCGCTTCCTCGATAATCTCACCGAGAACGTCACGGATAGCGGTCATCTGGAGCAGTATCTCTTCCCACCACTCTGCGACTTCATCGGGTTCCCCGATGTGCTTGCGACTCTTACGAGCGGTGAGGTTCCGCATACTGTTCTTGCAGTACGTATCCATTGCGTACCCCATCGCGTACATCGAGCAACTGCCATCGTAGGAGTTGCCGACTGAGAGGCCAACGAATAGGGGTTCACGATCTCCCTCGAGATTCAACTGCGATTCGGCGTCTTGGAACATGACTTCACCATGCACCTGAGCGCCGTTATCGTAGATACGGAACTCTCCGGCTACGTCTCGAATGTCGGCGTCGAGTAGCGCTTTCGCGAGCGGGAAGAAGAAATCGAAGTGAGGAACCGCTGCGTATCCATCCGAGTGTGTGGCGTAGCTCATCAGGTCGCCATCCTCTTCGGTCAGCTCTTCACCTGACATAGACCGTCGAGCTAACTCGATAGCTGTATCTGGATTGATCGTCGCGTTTGAGAAGCTGATCGGGATCGGCTCGCCTTCCGCATCGTATGGGTTGCCCACGTAGAGTGGGGCAACTTCGACGGGATCGAGTTCCTGTATCGCACTCGAGAGGGAATATTCAGGTTGCTCATCGAGACCGTATTTCGACATGAGCCTCGATTCCATGTCGATGGTATCCGCATTGGTGAGACCGCTGAACTGGATGCTGTAATCACTGTTGGTGCTCATGGTAGAATCTCCGTGTTACCGCTCGGTCGGGCTGGTGTGTTCTCAGTGCCCGAAGGCCTCGACAGTGGCGCGAATCACTGTTGTAACGCTTCGAGACGACAGAAATAGACGTCTATTAGTGATAGACGGCTTTCCGATAGCGACGATACCAGTCTTCGGTTGGGTAGAGCTTCTTGAGCTTCTCCGGGGTCACAGCACTGTACTTTGACCGCCTGTCGCGAACCGTGACCTCACTGGGACGAGACGGGTTGTGACCCCGCTGCTGCGCCGAAGCCATTAGGCGATCACCTCTTCGGCGCTCTCATCGGTGACTGGAGGCTCCGATACCTCCATGCCAGTTTCAGGATCGATCACCATCGCTTCCGGGTCCTCGAGCGCCTTCTCGATGAAGTACGTGATGCTGGTTTCGCGCTCGATCCCATTCTGAAAGGAGAGAATGTAGGACTTCATGATGCAGTTCGTGGCAGTTGTGGATGCCAGCCAAACGGCGATCGAGGAATTGAACCTCGACAAGCTACCAAGTCGCCATACGCTTCTTAGAAGAGACTCTTTATTGGTGGTTTAGAGGTGTTTTCTCACCGAATGTAATCAGGTCAACTAGTACAATAAATTCAAGGCGATCTTTCTCGTAGTAGTGAATATGATCGGAGCACAAAACAAAGCACGAATCACTTGCCGTGGCTGTAGTGGGAAAATTGATGTTGAAGCGACTCAGATCGGGCAGAGTGACGCGTATCAACATTGCCCGCTCTGCGGTTCAGATAAGGTTGATGTGGCGATTCGCCGATAATCGCGTTAGATGAAAGCAGACTCAATCTCTTCAGTTTCGAACGCTACAGCCTCTTCGTCGAGCGATTCTTTGATCTGAAGCGCCAGTCGAGTCAACTCCGCTGTGTCCATCTCGACTGCGAAGGACTCGACGAGAGTCACGCTCTCGAGGCACAGTTCGCCGTCGTTCATTACGTAAGCGCCCCGAGCTGGGAGCTGTGTCGCTCCACCGAATAGGTGAGACAGTCGTCGGATCACCTCGTCTATGACTTCATCGGCTCCGTCCTTTTCGGTCGGGATGTAGAACCGGACCTTCGTGGAACGGGTTAAAATCGGCTCATAGACGACTGTTCTGTCGTCAGAAGATTGGCTCATCGGCTCACCTCCACATCAAGGTGGTCGTAGCACAGATCGATCCACTCCTGGGGAGCCATGATCGGTTTCTGCTCGAAAGCAGGGTCGTCGAAGCCGCCCTCGAGATAATACGCTGCTCCGGTCTGGCCTACGACCTCGCTGAAGAGTAGCCGGTGGCTGTGTTCTGGATAGTAGCGCTTCTGGAAGTGCCACTTCATGAACTCTCCTCTGAACGAGAAGTCTACCCCGTTCAGATAGTGGCCAAAGTAGTCGTGAATCGCTCTTCCTCGGATATTCTCTTCACGGCAGATCGCCATGTTGCTGCCGTAGTAAGTGGGGTGCGTTCCGCCACTGAATACAGCTAAGTGGTTGTTCTCCTCTATGTCCTGGCACATCTCCTCGTAGCTCTCATACGGATCGATGGGTGTAATCGTGATGTTGCCCTGAAGCTCGACGTTGAGCTTCGACCACAGGACATCGTTTATCGCGACGATGACATCCACCGCTTCACGAATCTCGTCGGTGAGTTCGGCATCGTACTCGAGGTACTGCTTGCCGATCCGTTCTGCTACCTGTCGTTCGGTCAGTTTGAAGTTAGTTGGTACTGCTGTCGTGTGTTTCATGGTTGGATGAAGCCAACCGACCAACTCCCTGTTAGAGTCTGGTCGTGGCGTAATAGCTCTGTCGGAAGCGATTCTTAGTTAGAGATTCCTATATCGTAATACAGAACAGGGACGCTTCGCGTTCCAGTTCACATCGAGGACAGACGACTCGGTATCTTCCAGTCCCCGGATTATACACTCGAATCATCTCCATACCGTGCTTTCGACAAGTCTGTGTCATTGCTCTATGCTTTCTTAGGAAACCTTTCTTACCGGTCAGTTATTACGGCTCAGTCCCGTGAAGTTGTGGTAGATCGTGACGATCGGGTAGATCCCATCACTCTCGGGTTCCGTCGGAACCACGATTTCGTACTGGAAGGTGGACCACTCGAGTTTGAACTTCATGTAGCCGTCGCGCTTATCATCCGGCTTGAGTTCGCCCTTTTCGATCGCTTCGCGGATGATCCCATCGTGAACCATCCGGCGAGTGTCCCTGAAACGATTGTACGAGTGGTCTGTGTGGCGGTACTTCGTTACGTCACGGGGGAGCTGATGCTCTTCGTTGTACTGTTGTACGGCACTCATAGTTACCACCGCATTCGCTGAAAGCGAAGCGGGTGAAAACCTCTAACCGCTGGTTCGGGCAATTGAAGCCCGAAATCCCGTAAGAGGGAATCGAACCCTCGTGGCTTCCGTCGCTACCAAGCGTTAGGGAAATAGTGCATCGAGATGGGGAATGATCGCTTCACACCGAAGGAGTGGGTTCACCGTAGACCGTTTCGTTCCATGCGTTCTGAACGGCCTTCGGTGCGTGGCGGAACCCGGCCCACTCTTCGAGGATCACCTCTTCCGTCACGTAATCCTCGGCAGCTCGCAGCTTTGCTGATTCGCGAACTTCGTCGATCGTCAACTCGAGCGTGATCTCGGCTTCGCTGAGATCAAGTTCCCATGTACGACCGTCTATCGTCACTCGGCTGTGATCGATCAACCACTCATCGGAGATGAGGTAGTAATCGAGGTTCGGGTTCGGCATTTCCACGTCCACTTCTTTGCTCACTTCACCGTGAACGGTGACTCGAGCGTTGTTTTCGTATTCGATGCAAACGGCTGGCGCTGTGATTTCGAGGTACATGGATCTAATTAGTCGTCGTGCTTTCTTTGGAAGGGATTCTTACAGTCGTTCTAATTCGTGATGACTCCAAGGTCACTTGGTGCTACGAGAATCGATTCGTTCTCCATCCGGTCTACGAACTCAACTTCATCACGGTCGAAGTTTCCGTAGATCGCGGCCACCATGAAGGCGATTTGCTCGTATTCGTAGTCAGGATAGGTAGCGAGTAGATCGCTAATCACGGTTTCTCGAGGGGGAACGTCGAACGCTGCTGAAAGCGGATTCTTCCGAAGTGTGGGAACCTGGTAGCCGCCAGGAATCGTGATGCAGTCGGTGTCGTCGAACAGTTCTTCGAGGTACTGTGGCTTCATGGAAGCTCACCACCTGTTTCCTCGGGGTCCCACTCTTCGATCTCACCGTGAAGTCTCGCGTCGATGGCTTCACCCATCGCTCTTTCGTGGTAGCTGGGGCGACCGCCGATCTTTGTCTGTCCCGTTTCCTGGTCGGTAAATTGGTATGCCATATGTTTGATATGCGGTGCTGGCTGCGTTTCATGACATTTTCAGACTGAGCCAGTCTTCGACTGCCCCGTTAGCGTCGGGGTCAAACTCGATAAGCTTTTCCTTCTAAGAGATTCCTACAGCCTACAGGTTTTTGATCGCTTCAGTGAGTTCCGTGATCGCTTCAGTGGCTGCGTTCAGTGCCTCGACCTTTGCGGCTGCCACTTCGTCGTTCGCGTCTTCGCTTTCAGCTTCGCTGGTTTCGTCGTTTTCGCTGCCCGCTTCCGTCGCGTCGTCGCTGCCATTGAGCTGTGCCACAGCTTCGCTGACCCCTTCGGTCGTTTCCGTGCCTTCGAACCGTTCCGGTTCGTCGGACTCATCTTCGCTCTCATCCTCAGCGCTGCTGAGGGCACGGATTCGCATCTCGAGGGCTTCAATCGCCGTCTTTCGGGCTTTGCCCGATTTCTCAGCCTCAAGCATCGCTTCGAGGGTTTCGTCGTCTTCGACGTTGCTCACTGTCGCTCGAATGTCGGCAACCGTCAGGTTGCTAATGTCGAAGCTCGACACAGCTCCGCTGGTATCGTTGCCCTCGGTGCTTCCGTCTTCGACGGTCTGCTCATCGCCGTGTTCTGGCTGCCAGTCGTCGTCAACGTATGTTGGCCGTCCAAGGCTGACTGCTGGTCGCCACTTCTTCCCATCGGAGATGGGAAAGAGCAGGTGGTCCTCGTCCTGGTAGTCAATGCCGACTTTCGCAGCCTCTTCCGTAGGAAGAACGTAGTAGTTGTCACCCATCCTGTCTTCGACCGGGAAGGCCGATCGGAACATGGGCAAGTTTCCGGGCAGTTCCTTGCACTCCTCACGGAGTGAGTCTTTCTTCTCGACGATCCACTCGAAGAGTGCCTCGAGATCGTCGCCGTCATCGTGTTCTCGCAGCTTCGCCACGTAGCGGCCCATGTCCACGAAGGCCTCGTATTCGGTGTACGTCTCGATCTGACCTTCGGTCAGCTCGAGGGTCTGCACAGTTTCACCAACAACGTTGGTGTTCTCGCTGGTGTTCTCGTCGTCGTTACCACCGAAGGTGGGGATGGATTCAATTGCCATTTGTTCTCACCGTAGTTTTCCCCGAAGGGGAACCGCTTCGCTCGTCACCTACCAGAGGAACTGGTAGGGGGCCGACCGGGTAGCGAACGGTCGCCGTAAGGCGAGTCGCTGCCACGCCGGTCTGTGACCCGAAGGTCTGCAACCCGGAGGGTTGCGTTGATTCGATTTACTGTGCCACCGAAGGTGGTGGCTTCCGCATCCGGTCAGGTGACACCTTCCGGTGTCCGGCTTCGATGGCCTTCGCCGGGCACTCCCCAAGGGGAGTGTGGCATATCCGGCACGCTGCACCTTGTCGGAAGCCCCCGAAGGGGCCGCTTCGCTCGTATCTCGTTCGTTACCGAGTCCACAGGACTCGTTCCTGATCTTGCGGCGCTCTCCCCGAAGGGGGAACGGAATCGCTGAACAGCTTCGCTGTTGCCCGTGGTTGCTCAGATTCGCTTGAGCGACGTCGCACCCCGGAGGGGTGGAGCGGTCTTGAGCTGCACCGTGTAGGCCGAAGGCCTCCACCGCTACGGATATTGGTCCCACGATCCTGTCGTGAGGGTTCACCTTCTTCGAAGGTCCCGGTAGCTCGCGTCTTCGAGTCCCGATCCCTATGGGATCGCGGCTCACGTCGTCTGCTAGTACCACCGAAGGTGGTTGGGTGGCGCTCGACGACTTGACTTCAGGACCCGGAGGGTCCTGCAAGGCCGGGGGGCTTACACGCAGCTCGGTAGAGCTGCAGCTCGCGAACGCTTCGACACTTCGCAGGCCTCGTGAGAGGCGTCTCTGACCCACGGCTCCGTAGGAGCCGCGATTATGGCGTGTTGGCGCGACTTCGGCGCGTGGCCCCTCCAGGGACACACACGCTTTCTCGAGCGGTCGCCCAATTCCCGCGTTCGGTCATGGCTTGCGTGGCGACAAACGGCCACGGCGACCCGAGCCGGTTCGAGCCGACCCGAGATCGCTACCAGAGCGGATAACCGAGGAGATAATAAAGCTACCGATTAGCCACGTATCGCTGGTTTTCGAGGGTCTCGAGGCTTGAGGGCAGCGAATTGCCAACGGCCTGTGATCAGTAGCACGATTGACCGAAAATAAGGCCGTTCCGCCAATAATGTGGTTCTCACTGTGTCGAGACACTCGAATTACCGCTGGTCAGATACCACTGGCCACAAATAGCCGATTTGCTGCCTCTGACGCGCTGCTCGAAAACGGGCGGCTAGACCTGCTTTCTCCGCCGTTTTCCGCCGATTAGTGGGAATCGGATTTGTGGGCCTTTGGACGATTACCCGCAGTTATCTCAGCAATAACTGTTTCGGTGCTACCACTGCGTGCATCACTGAGTGGTTGCCTCGAGTTCGCGATCGGCAGCGCTACGCAGGCGCGGGTGCGCTCGAGCGCGACGTGGGCGCGTTGCCACGGGCGGGTGTGCGGAAGCGGGCGGGCACTCGAGCGGGCGCATTATGCACGGGTGGGTTGGCACACCGTCAGGCTCGCAAGTGCGGGTGCGAGGGGGAGGTGAGTTGCTCAGAAATTTTTCAGAAATCAGAGAGTATAATAAGCAATTGTGTACCATAGATAGGCATCCTACTGAGAATTAGGCGTGAAATTCACGACGAGTACAGACCGTAAATCTATCAACTGTGGTTATGGACATAACTCAGGCTTCGTTAATTTTCTCTTCCCACATCTGTGCTTCCTTCACTACTTCACCAGCCAGTTTCTTCGGTTGTGGAATACCAATTTTCTTGAATCCTTTACTTAGCGGTTTGATACTATCCTCGTCGGCTATCTCTCGTAGTCTGCCCTCAGTCAACTCTGATTTGACAACTTCGCTTTGGTCTCGAATTCTATCTACAGTGTCTTTGTCTAGACTATCAGGCAGGAAGAATACAAGTCGGCCAGATTTTACCTCCTCTAGCATGTTCACGCGCTCCTCGGCCAAGGCTTCGTAGAAGTCTTCCTCCGAGAACTCATCGTCATATTCAATTAGATTCTCAGCAAACTTTCCAAGCTTCGTTTCCTCTTTCGTGATGGAGAAGATGGAACTCACGTCCATCAACCCCATCAAGAGAACGTTCGCTTGAAACTCCTCATCGCCGTAGTAGTCGTAAACGTTCTCACGGAACCACTCCTCCAACTCGTCACGATTCGCATTTTCAAGATTTTCTTCGACAACGACACTCGGCGGCAACATCCATGTGAATGAGGAAATTGTCTTCCCATCGTACTCATCCATTGTACGGTACCGGATGAACTTGTTCTGGTCATCTTCGCTCTCGGTTTGGTAGAAATCGTGGCCTTCTGGAGCTTGTTGATCGCGGAATACAAGGAGTGCAATCTGACTTGACTCAGTCTGATTGTCAATGAGCGTCGCTAAATCTACCTCGCGGTCTTCGAGGATGCGCGTTATCCGCTGGTACTCACGGAGATCCGCCTTTGCTCTGTCCCGTTCTTCGCGCACACGTTCCTGTTCGACCGCTTTCGCCGCCTCACCGAATCTCTCATTATCGCGTTCTCGTCGCTTTATTTTATGATTTAAATAAATACTGGCAGTTCCGGTTAAGAGAGTGAACCCCGCTCCGACAATGGGGACCGTACTAGCAAATGGAACTGGTAGAAAATAGGCAGATGTGAATACGGATATGGTGATGATCCCACCAATAAGCGTAGCTACAAAACCATGTGATCTGAGTATGTCCTCAATAGTCTCTCGAACCGGAACCATCTGGTGTCAGTTAGATATCCAACACACTTAGCAATTGGCAGTAAGAAGCTCTTCATATCGTATAATTCTACACCTCCAGTGGCCGATACGCACACGTAGTTCCCGAATCCACTGATTCAGTTTCTGGCATAACCTCTACCCCCTATATATACCCTCGTCTATTACTCTTAGTGAGGAAATCGAATTAGGGAAAAACCGATGAACTGCCGCCACAATCTGGTGGCGGAAGGTTCCCCCACTTTTCACAGCTTCCTCGAGTTTCTCTCTATCTTGTGGCTGCCACTTTTCTACCTTTTCAGCCACAGATTGTGATGGGCAGGCTTCAGAAGAATGGGCGAGGCTTCCGCTCAAGAAAAACATACTGAGTGATTCGTACTCAATAATCTGGATTTGTGTAATTCATCCAACTACTTTCGCGCACCACTACGTGCGTAATTAAACGACGAACCAAGTAAACCTCCAATAAACAGGCCGAGCAGAGTTCCCACCACTGGAAGTGCGAAACTCCCGAGAATACCTCCAACGATAGCACCACCGACGGTTCCCCACAAGTCGTTGTTATTCCCTGCTCGTATCATGTTTCGCCAGTTTCCTCTGGCAGAACCGAAGAAGTATTTTAGAATTGACTTTGGCCTTCTCATAGTCATAACAATAGGCAAGTTCTGCAATAAAATTACTGGTGGCTCTTATAGATGGCATCGAACGAAGTGACCGGCAAAACGGAAGCGGAGCTTCGTGAGATGCAGGTTGAGTACGATCATCCATACATCTCCTTCGAAGACAAGTTCTGCCTGGCCAAGATTCCGAAGCAGCCTGAGGACTACAACGGGCCTCAACGCTACTGTGTTTCACAGAACGTTGAGCGGAACGGGCGTTGTAAGCATCACGGTGGAAAGAACGTACCGAGGCTCGAGAATCTGGACAAGCTGGCGAATCTGAAACACGGAATGTACGCTACTGACGAGCACTTGCGCGAGACGATGAGCGAGCGCGAAGAGGAACTCTACGATTGGGTCCTTTCGTGGCCGAAAGCTTACGACATCGACCTCGAGAGCGATCCATCTGCCGCCCATGACTTCCACACGCTTGCGATCGAGATCGTCAGGGAAGCTCGAGGCAAGGACTACATCTTGCGTCACGGCGAGATTCGCGAGAAGGGCGTCTACCTTCCCGATGGGACTCTCGTCGAGACTGAGGAGCTACCTAATTCGCTGAATGAGGCGATGGCCTCACAAGTCCGTCTCATTCAGAAGATCAAGGACTCGCTCGGCATTACCCGCAAGCAGAAGATGAAGGGTGAGCAGGTCGAATCTGCGAGCGAACTGATGGACGATATTGTCGGTGTGATGGGCAACCTCGTCAGCGAGCGAGATAGCTACGATCCTGAAGCGTTCGAAGAGTAAGTGATTGGGGCCGTCGGCAGGCGAGTTGGGCAAAACGCGCTTTCGGCCCCAAGTGATGGAAGCCGTTAGTGTATATTAACGTTTGTTCAACATACGTCGGTATACTAGCTATCTCCAATAGATATAACGCGATTCTGGATACTGGTTTGCAGCATTTGTGGAGATAGCACACGATAGTCGGGAATCGAACTCTAGCGGAGACGACCGAGTGAGACAGTTGAGAATGGAGACGTTCATCATTAGACAGGGGGACACCGCACCTGCGATCAGGGCTACGTTGAGGGATCGTTCTGGTGTCGCTATTCCGCTCGAGGACGCCTTTATCGAGTTCCGAATGCGAGATCGAGACGGCAACCTTCTCATCAGAGATTCTGCGGGCACAGACCCTGACGAGGTTGGTGTTGTCATCTACGAGTGGCAGCCAGGAGATACCGACAGGGCGGGCGTGTTCCGCTCAGAATGGCAGGTAACGTATCCTGATGGCGGAATTGAAACGTTCCCGAACATGGGCTATCTCACGGTCTACGTGATTGACGATGTGATGCGAAGCGACGATGAGTGATTCTACGAGCTATTCTCGAGCTGGTCCTGGTGAGGGAGTCAACAAGCCCGAGAACGTTTCTAAGTACAATCTCACTCGAGGTGGCAAGAGGTCTGGTCTGATTATTCGATGGGACGGTAACGGATACGATCGAGACACGTGCTGGATTCGCGCAGATAGTAAGGACATCATTTCGTTGAACGACAATGAATGAACTCGTCGCCCAGTTCGCAGAACAAGCTGGTGTTGATGAGTCCGAGATCATCGATCGGTGGCGCGGAAGGCCCGATCGGATTGCCGAGGATCTCTTTCGTGTCAAAGACCTCGATACCGGCGAGATTCGGGATCTCAAGCTCTTTCGGCCTTACCAGCCGAAGATCATGCACGCCTACTTTTACGGCGATGCATCGACGCTGAACATCTACAAAGGGCGGCGGATCGGCGTCTCGTTCATTATCATCGTCTGTGAGGCGCTCGACGGCATGATGAACGGGAACTCGTTTTTCCCAATCGTCTCGAGCAAGGAAGAGCAGGCACAGGCACGTATTCGTGACCTGAAGACCCTCTTCGAGAACGCCAAGATCGAAATTCCGTTCGCGAAGACGCCTACACAGTCGGAAATCGTTCTGTGGAATGGAACGCGCTACAAGGCATACACGGGCAACCCGGAAGGTGCTCGTGGTGACGATTCCGCGAAGACGGTTTTCATCGATGAGATGGCGTTCCTTGAGGACCAGGAGGCGACCTCTCGAGCGTTCTCACCGTTCGTTTCGCTTGGTTCTCAGGGCCTGATGGTCGAGGTTTCGACGCCACTGTCGAAGAACGATCTCTTCATGCGGAACCATGCCCGTGGAACGGAAACGGGCTACGACGAGGACGGCAACAAGATCGGGACGATCTCGATTCAGCAACCAAGTTTCGCGAACGCCGACGAGATCGACGTAGAGGTAAGCCTGCTCGAGCAGGACGTGGTTCCGGTTCGGCCTGATCTGAACATTGAGAAGGTCGAAGAGGATCGGGTCAAAGACCCGCAAGGGTTCGCACAGGAGTACCTGTGTAGGCCGATCGATGACAGCTATCGGTTCTTCAACGAGCAGTCGATCGTTCGGGCACAGGAGCGCTCACAACGTCCTGACTACCAGTACGGCCAGTACTTACGGAAACAGCCCGGTGTCATGAGAACGATGGGCGTGGATATCGGCATCGACCACGACGATACCGTTGTCACTGTCTTCGATCATCTCGGTGAGAAGCGCGATATGCGCTACTTCGAGGTAGTGAACAACGATGTGTTGGCGGAAGCGGGCATACAGAACCCCGACCGGGGCAACGCTGTTCACGTCGCTCACCGTTTCGCACAGATCCACGCACAGATGGAAGTTGACTACGTGATCCTCGACAAGACTGGTCCCGGTGAGACGTTCCAACGAATCATCGAGGATAAGCTCGGTCGTGGTGTGATCGGGTTCAATTTCTCCGATAAGGATGCGGTCAACGAGATGATGGGCGACATGAACGCTGCCCTGCGAAATGACCGCGTGACGCTGGCGAAAGACGACGAGATGTACGATCAGCTCGCGTCGATCGTCAAGGAGCAACCCTACGATGGCGCGAAGCCGAAGTATTCGGGGAAAGACACCTCCTCGAGCGGGAAGGATGACATTGCGATGGCAACCGTCCTTGGGGCCTTTCCGCCAGGATTGAGTGTCCAGCCGTCACGTCGCATGGCGGTACGTGAACCCGAAGAAGTGGGACCTTCAGAAGCGCTTCCTGCCGGAGTCGAACAGGAACCAGAACCCGTTGAGCCACCAACGAGAGCAGCAACCGTTTCGTTTGGGGCACGGTCTGTTGGGCGGAACGGACGAAGAACATACACGCCGAGATACGCACGACGACGTTCTCCAACCTAATCTCTAGCTTCTAAATGAGTGATGTAAAGGCGGCCATGATGAAGCGGGCCGCTGACGGGCGGATCGGCTTCATGCTCGAGCAGCCGCGTGCGGTAATCAAGCGGCCTTCAGGTACGAGTGGCCGACCTGAAGTCAGCGAACCGCCGGAGCAGAACATTGAACGGTATCGCGTTATCGCGGATATGGACCCTCACGTCGGGGAGTCCATCGATACGCTCGTTGACTATCTCGTTGGATCAGGCTTCTCTATCCACCCGGCGAATATCCCGTTCACGGACCAGGAACAGACCGACGAGGACATCGCTCAGTTCAAGCAACTCATCGAGACGTCCGAGTTCGAGACGGTTCTCTACGAATGGGTCTGGCACGCTCTCGTGGACGGAACGGCCTTCCTCGAGATCGTTGTCGAGGATGACGTTTTCAAGCCGAAACTGCTCCCGACGGAGCGGATGAAGATCCAGACCGACGAGTTTGGAGTTGTCGAGGAGTACTTGATGGAACGCGAGGACGGTGGTGACGACATACAGTTCAACCCTTACGATATTGCCGTTCTCACGTTTCACAAGCACCCAGGCGAGGACTTCGGCCACTCACTCATTGAGCGGATCGAAGAGCAGGCAAACTTCCTTCGCGACATGGAGATCGACCTGGCACGGTTCATCTCCACGAAGGCGTATCCGCCCGTGATTTGGAAGTGCGGAACCGAAGAGCGCCCGTGGAACGACGAGCAGATCGAGGCCTGGTTGGATACTGTTGAGGCGATCGAGCCGGAGTCAATGATTGCGGTCGGAAGCGACGTTGAACACGAAGTCGTCGGGACCTCGAGTACGTCATCGTCGGCAGGGATGTTGAATCTCGACAGTACGTTTGCACACCTTCAGAAGCGGATTGCTGCCGGGCTTGGAGTTCCTGCGTTCTTGCTGAACATGGACGTGGACGTGAATCGGAACACGTCCATTGCGGTCATGCCGAAGTTCGATCGGCGGATTCAGCGCTACCGTTCGATCATCAAAAACGCGATTCGCTACCAAATCTTCGTCTCGATTCTCGGACACCCGAACCCGGAAGATTACACGGAGCTTCCGCCCGACTTTGAGTTTGGCGAGCACTCGTCGGATGAAGGTCGCCTCGAGATCGATGCCGCGATCAAGCTCTTCAATGAAGGGTTCCTCACTCGCGAGGCCTTCGCACAGCGCGTTGGTATCGACCCCGAGACAGAGCTACCCGATGAAAGCGAATTGGCTGAGATCGTCGGCCTCTTGCAGGAGCTTCGAGGAGCCGGTGACGCGATTCAGAACCCGGCTGGTGGCCGACCAACTGACACGGGTAGCGGGGCAGAATCCGCTGGTGGCGAGGTGAAGTCGCGACAGAACCCCGAGAGGGACTCGAGTGGTGGACGCAACCAGCGTGACGTAGCTAACGAGTGATGAGCAATGGAAGCCGATGACGATGTGATCTACGAGATCCTTCAGAATACGGCCCGAACCGAGGAGCGCACGAGACATATCGAAGAAAGTCTCGAGGATCTGCGCGAGCAGTACGTAGCAGAGTCAGAAAAGCGCGATGAGCGAATCAACAAACTCGAGAGCAGGGTAGACCGGCACACGGTTATCCTCTCGGGTGGGTTGTTCACAGTCGGTGCAGCGGTTGTAGCGTTCTTCGACCGACTCGGTGGCCTTCTGAAGATCTAACTACCTGATGAAATGAGCAATCAACTATCGATCGACGAGGAGTTGGCGTTTAGCGTCTCGTTCTCGTACCCGGACACTCTCACGCGCCCGGAAGGGTTCAACCAGTACGGTGTCAAGAAGTACGAGGACGGTTCTATTGACGTGATTTTCGCGGCGATGGAGCCAGGTCTACGCAAAGGCTTTCGTATCACCGACGAGTTTCTGACTCGAGTCGCAGGCAACTTTTCAGGACCTGCTCCCTTGCAGTTAGACCATTCGCAGGGCCAACTCGCAAACGTCGGCCATGTCAAGGATGTCCGGTTCGCAGATGACTTTCTCCGTATTCTGGCTCACGTTCCGAACACGGGCAACAGCGTCCGGTCTGACGTGATCTCGGATTTCACGCATGATCCACCGGCTATCAATGACGGCTCTGTCGGGTTTGGGAACGATTTCAGGGTGGAGCGTAACGATTCGGGTGAACCCGAGTTCGTTGACGCAACCATTGCCGAGTTCTCATTGACACCGTTCCCTGCAGGCTATGGCAGCGATGGTGGCCTCTCACCACGCTTCGCGAAAGCGGCCCGAGAAGCTGGTGTGTTCAGCGAAGATGATGCGGAAGCCACCACTGAGCCGGTATCACACCTCAAGATCGAGGGTGTGAGCCGGGCACAATTTACTGACATCTAATCTATCTATGAAGAAGATCGAACTTGAGACTCCGATCGAGGAGATGAGCGAAGCAGACCTTCGAGAGACGTTCTCGCAGGTCATGGAAGCACACGAGAGCAACGTCGAAGAACTCGAGGATCTCGAGGAACAGGCTGGAAATGCTGCCGAGTACTCCGCGAAGCTCGAGGAACTCGAGGGTGATCTCGAGGTCGCTGCGAGCTATTTCTCGACGAAGGCGTCGGAGGTCACGAATATCGACGAGGAGCTTCTTGCTGAGCGGTTCTCGATGGGTGAACTCGTCGAGATGGCAGGCCGTGCTGACGAGGCCGCTGCTGATTTCTCGGAGACGTGTGAGAACTGCACGACGCCGCAAGAATGTGAAGAAGACGGTGAGTGCAAGGAGGGTGACGAGTCTGTGTTCGCTGACAAACCACAGAAGTCGCCCAAGTTCTCGGCTGACAAACTCGAGGACCGAAAGGAAGCCGCGAAGAGCCGTATGAAGAGCATTGGCGGTATCTCACTCTGAACGCGAATCTGCTGACTCTACTCTATCATGGTTGACATTGGAATTGCGACTGCTGGTGCTGAACAGCCTATCAACCGCCACGGTGCTATCGCTGGCGAGATTATCGCTGAAGGTGATCTCGTCGGCCTCGACGCCGATGGTAAGATGGTACAGGCCGACGCTTCCGCCGACTCGACGGTGATGGCACTCGGTGCTGCGCTTACTCCTGCGACATCTCTTAGTGAATACCAGGAGGACGAGGTAAAGCTCGTAATCGAGGCCAACCGTGCGCTCGTTGACCGCGACCGGGTGTCCACGATTGCTTACGGCGTCGAGGTTGAGAACGGTGATGGTGATTGGGAGTTCGTTCCTGGTCAGCCAGTCTATCTTGCACCGGGTGGTGGATACACTCAAGAGCGTCCCTCTGGCGCTGGCGACCTTGTTCAGATCGTCGGAACCGCGCTCACCCCTGACCGGATCTCATTGAGTGTCCGGGCTTCCGACGTTACGGCCTGATCTGATTGACGACCATCTGGCGATCTATCACACTTCTTAGAATCTTCTAAATGGCATCTATCTATCGCGAAATCACGACCAAGGACGACGTTCCACTGAGCGAGCTTCTCTTGGACGCCGTTGCTGAGATCGAGCTTTTCAACGAGGCGGAACGGCCTTTCCGCGAACTGCTGGCACAGACGGTCACTGAGCGAACCTTCCGTGTCCACACCGGGGACATGACGTGGGAAGAACTCGCTGAGGGTGAACACGCTCGCACCGGGCGACTCGACAGCACCGAGATGGCCTTCTCGGTCAAGAAGTACGGGCGTTCGCTCGGTTTCTCCCAGGAGTTCATCGAGGATAACACGGCGGACATTGTTCGTCGCCAGTTCGAGACGCTCGTTAAGGGCGCTCTCAGCAAGGAGCACGAGGTCCTGTTCGACATCGTTCGAAACGGATGGGCTGATGGCACGAACCTCTGGTTTGATCCTGAAGACTACGGTGGGTACGAGTTCGACCGTTCGCACAACCATGTCTTCGGGGACACTGGCCACCTCTTCGACGACGAACAGGGACACACTGCCACCGAACACATTCGCGAGGCTAACAAGGAACTTCGTCACCACGGCAAACGTCCCACTATCGCGCTCATGTCTTCGGATGCCGCTTCCGCCTTCGTTGACGAGTTAGCCTACGACGCACAGTATCTCATTCCCGAGGCTGAGAACCTTGTCTCGACTGCGCTGCCGGACACCACGATGCAGATCGATGGGACCTACATCATGCAAACGGCGTGGCTCACCGACGACGAGGTTCACGTCATTGCGGGTGAAGAGCGTCCGATCTACTTCCACGAGGCCCGCCCCGTACAGCTCACGCAAGGCGAGTACGGCGGACCCGTTGGGGACCCCGGACAGCTCCTCGGCAGCTACGGATCGGTTCGCTACGGTGCGGTCATCGCTGATCCACTTGCTGGCGTCCGCTTCAACATGACCGACCTCGCCTGATCGGAGATACTCGAGCCGGTCAGCGATAGCGTGGATTACGTTTCAGTTGATACACTATGGCACACAGCGATACAGAACTTATCATCGAGGTCCGTTCGATGACCGCGTACAGCGACCGGATTATCTCGGATGAGGAGATGCTCGAGCTTGTCCAGATCGGCAAGCACGAAGTGAGGGCGGAATCGGGCCTCGAGATACCGGACTTCTATAGTTTAGAACACCCGAGCACCCAACGCGCACTGTTCTGGACCGTCTGTCTGTTCTGTAAGATCCACGTTGGCGAACTCGAGGGCTTGGACTTCAACATTGGCTCGATCAAGATCCATCAGCTCCCCGTGCGCGACATTACCCGTGTCTGGTACGAGAAGCTTGATTCACACATCGGGAACCTTCGGGCTGCTAACAGCGGTATGGGGATTTCGAACGTCCGGCGGCTTGACCGAACCTACGGTGAGAACTACCAACGGTAGACAGTAGGACAAGATATTCACCAATACCCATGGGCGAAAATATCATGAGCGGGTTTGGTAGCTACGTCTAATTAATCGAGGCGACGTTGTCGCTCGGCCCAGAACATAAGTTCATCACGCATTTCCTCAGGAACGTCTCCGAAGAGACAACCAAAACGGTTCCCAAGGTTTTGCCAGCTTAACTTGTTGAATGTACCCTCAGTATACGGACCATCATCTAACGCATCTTCCCAACCCTGATGAAAGGTGCGTTCGCGGCTGCTATCCAATGGTTTTCTCTGGTCCTCTTCGTACATCAAAATGGTATCTGGTGAGACCATGGGTTGAACATCTCATTAGATGACAATAAATCCTTATCTGGACTCACTGGTTCAGCGTACATGGTTGAGAGACACTATTCTAAACCAGACTCATTCACGGCCAGGTCTGAATAAAGAAACCGTATTACGAGGCGCATCCAATGTCGAAGATCATTGACGCACGGTTGAAGGTAGTCAATCTGATCTTCGAACGTTCTGGGGAATCCGTTTCGGTATACCGAGAACGTGATCTCGGGTTCGAAGATCCCTACGGAAAGGAAGAGGAGACGATGTTCCACGTAGGCGACGAGCTGGCTGTGATGTACTTCCCTGGTCAGAGTCCTGGTGGCGCACGTCCCGATCGGTACGAGGAACGATATGGTGAGCGCGTCTACTGGGAGCCTCACATCTTCTTCCGCAGAGATGCAATCGTCGAAGAGAAGGACATTATCGAGTGGGGCCTTCCGATGTATCCCGAGAATCCGAACGCCGACAAGCAGTTGTGGGAACTCGAGACGATCGTTCCCTATCGGACCCACATTGAGGGGCAGTTACAGCGCTTCATCGAGCAGTAGGCGGTCTTTTTGCGGGGTGGTTGATGGCCAGAAGGCGACTCAAGCTAAACGTTTCAGTAGACGACGGCAACCTCTCGCGGCGCATCAAGTCCTCGATCGAGGGCGGGATGCGCGATGGTTCGTGGGAACTCGTCGAGAAGGGGCAGGACGTTGCTGAGGCACGGATCATACAGCGCGATGCGATCTGGAAATGGGATCTGATCGGTAGTTTTGAGTCGAACACGAAAAGCGACCCACGCGGTCGTATCGCCGTTTTAGCGAATACATCGGACCACGCTGCACCTGTTGAACACGGTGCAGTCTACGGCGCTCGTGGCCCCCCGCTCGCTCCATTGATCCTCTGGTTAGCAACGAAGTTCGGGGCAAGCGGTGGGTTCGGAAACAAACCCGTTCTTCGACCAGGTGGTGGTGGCGGAACGGGCAACCAGCGGAGTGCGAACGTTCCCGAGAGCTGGCTGACAGTCAATCAGGACGACCCCGCTTCCGACTTCGATTCGTTCTTCTATGGACAGCAGATCAAGCTGTACGATGTACGAGCGAACGAGTACCTCGACGGCGTTGTTCGAGCGAAGTACTCCGACCACTTGGTCGTGGAGATCGACGGGCGGTTACAGCGTATCCCATTCGATGGCGGAAGCGACCTACGCTTCGGTGCTATACAGCCGTGGGATGATCTGGCTCCCGGCGATCAGCTTGCACTCATCCTCGAGTCGCTCGATACCACGGTCAAGACAACGAACGTGGATCACTGGCGGGGTTTGGAATACACCGATCTCCCCGCCGTGGATCGGGAAGCGATCAACAACGAGCTGACCGACTATGTGACGACCGGGAAGGATCAGCGCTCCATGCTCCGCTCGGTTGAGCGCCTCGAGCAAATCGCACAGGTTCCCGAGAACCGTACAGAGCGCGGTCATGTCGGTCAGGCAGGTGACGCCCGTATTGACGGGAAGAACTACCTCGCGATGCAGCCGTTCGTGGAGCGAGACGGGATCGATGCCGAGCGGAACCGACACCTCGACACGTACAACCACGAGTTTCAGCACTTGTGGCTGAACGCGAACGGGTTCGACTACAACGACGACAAGCATCACTCACAGCTTGCTGACTACGAGCGCGGGAACCTGCTGGATTGGGACGTTGACGAGAACGGCTACACTGCTGACTACCAGCTTCACCGAAATCCCGAACTATTCGCGCTCTACTCTCACGAGGACACGAACACGCCGGTCGAGTGGGAGCATATCGTCAACGAGGTCCCCGGCTACGTGGACACGCTCGATCCCACGGGGACTAACAACTCGGTGAGCAGTCCCGATCCCACGGAGCTGCTGAACCCGAGCAATCCACAGATCAACGAAGGCGACGCGCTTGAGATCATGTGGACCGATCAGCCGCTTCCGGCACAGTACGAAGTTGTCAGTAACTCCCCGATCCAAGTCGGACCTGACGAGTACCAGTATCAAGTCCGAGAGGTGGGCGTCCCGTTCGAGGAATATATTTCAGTGGACGGTGACGGCAACCTTTTCGACGGTACGATCGATCTCTGGTACAACAACTCGGTATCGTCCGGGTTCGAGGGACCGCTGAACGGACAGCAGTACCTCAACACGGACATGAGCGAGAGTCCACGTCGGGCATACGCCGAAGCGCTGAATCGGGCGTTCTACACGCACATCTATGCTCGCAGTCTCGAGCGCGGAACCGGTAGCGAGGATCTTGGTTGGCACACCGCGCTGTACGACGGCTATGGGACGACGAACGTTCACGAGACAGCAGCGGTCATGACGCAGGTTATGCGAACGCAGGTGTCGGAAGTGAACGACCGGAAGTACATCGCGAATAACATCGAGCAGATCGCGACGGTTCACCCGTACCTCATGGAGACGTGGCTGAACCTCTTTGAACCGTCAGACGTAGCAAAGGCTGAATTGGACCGCCTTGGTATCCCCTACTAATGAGACTCGAGTTCACTGATCGGCGCGGCGTTGACGGGGTGGTTCACGGTGAGTCGTGGGAATTGGAGTATGACGGCCTCTACTACGATCAGGTTGAGGAATCTGTCTCGATGTACGAGGAGGTCGCGATGCGCGTTCCGATCGACGAAGAGGACGAGGTTGAGGGGGTGAAGATGAACGCTCACTACGACGAGCCGGCTCCGCCAGAGCGACGGCTGAAGATGATGAAATCGCGGTGGGGGTTCAACCCCTACATTGCGGAAACGAATCTAGTACTCGATGACGACTAACGTTGACTTGGAAAACGTAGATCCTGTTCTGCTCGATCGGGCCTTCCGCCTCCAAGAAAAGATCAAACGCGAGGGCCTTGACGGTATCGGCTACATGGACGCGGCACACTACTATATGCGGAACAGTGCGGATTCTACTGTCTCGAAACACATCGAGAAGAGTCTCCGATCGGAATTTGGACGAGGTGTGAAGTGAACGAGAAAGAGGCCGTACAACGGACGGTCGCGGTTCTCAAGGAGTCGCTGCCCGACGACGTTACAGTACGTACTGAGGGCGGTGGCGAGTTCATGGAGCTACCATGTGTCATCATTTCGTGGTCCACTCGTCGCCTCGAGCGTCTCGAGGGGAACATCCCGTATGCTGGCGTGAAGCGTGATGAGAACGGTATCGCGGTCTCGGAAGTGTTGAATGCGTACTTCGAGATGCGTCTCGATCTGTGGGTGAAGACCTACGATGACGAGCCGATCCGCATGGCCGATGAACCTCACTGGGGCGAGGAAGGGCGGGACGAGCTTGTGAACATGGTCCACGAGACGTTTCTCCCGTTCGAGATGCATCCTTCGAAATTCCACGAGGACACGTTCGAGTGGCAGGTCGGGGATGGTCTCTCACAATCCGTTCCAACTGAAGAACCCAACTGGTTCGAGACGGATCAGACGGTGAAATTCCGCTACGTGAAGGAATACACCAACGACGACGTTGACACCCTCGAGATTATCGAGCGCAACGTAACGTCTACGTAGGCGGAAGCGCCGCCTCTCTCAGTTTTCTCTCTACTATGGTCACTATTGGAAACACTCGACTACCTGGAGTACAGCTTACCGTTCAGAGTTCCCGTTCTGTTGGCGTGAACGTCGGGTCTCCTGGCGAAGCAGGTCTAATCGGACAGGCCGACTTCACTGAAGGGACCGCTCAACCCAACGAAGTACACCGAATTACGAACGCACCGACTGCTGCGACGCTTTTCGGTAACGGAAGTCCCCTTGCGACGAACGTGACGGATGCGCTTAGCGAGGGTGCGTTTCCCGTCTATGCGGTTGCACCTGCTGAGGTCGAAGTCGAAGACGACGTGATGGGTTCGACTGGAGAACTTAGTTCTGCACCAATCTCAGAGAACGCCGACGATATTAGCTTCAACGTGGGCGGAATCACGCTCTCTACGACGGTCGTTCTCGAGGCTCCCGAAGACCTCTCGCCTTCCGAAAACGAGGTACTGGTCAACGCAGTCGATGGCACGTATCACCTCGATGCTGGGAGCAATATCGAGGGAACGGTGAATTACGTCGCGCTCGATTACGAGAGTGCGATCGATGCATTGGTCGATGAAGAGGGTGATATTCTCGATTTCATCGGCATTCTCTCCGAGAACGCGGACACTTCGGACTACTTGCACGGAGTCGTGAAGGACATGGAGTCGAAGGGTGACTTCGCTATCGCAATTGCTGGCGCTTCACCGTATCTCGACGACGTGTTCAGCTATGAGAACCCGTTCGACTCGTCTCGGATACAAGTCCAGTATCCGATGCGGAACGGCGACGGTCGGAGCATGATCGGCTCTTACATCGGTCTTCGGGCGGGCCTTGGGATGAGTGCCAGCCCGATGAAAAAGCGCCTCTCGGGTCAGGAAACGCTCTATCACTCACTCAGTCGTGAAGAGATGGAAGCGCTGTCCGAACAGCGTGTTAACCCCATCAAGAGTGAGCGAGCTGGTGCGCTCGTCATGGACGACATGACTACCGTGTCGGTAGAGAACAACGAGGAGTTCGAGATGCAGCAGGGAATCGCTCGTCTCGTAACGGACTATGTGGCCGTCATCACGAACGAGAACGCGGACGTGTTCATTGGCGAGTTGCACACGCAATCGGCACGGAACGCACTACGCGGCAACATCAAGTCCGAGTTGAAGGACCTCCTCTCGCTGAACGCAATCACTGGTTACACCGTCGAAGTTGAGCCGATCAGCGCGATGGAAGCGCGTGTTAACGTCGGCGTTGAGACGATCAAGCCGCTTCGAAATATCCGGGCGACGGTCACTGCTGGACAGGTCGAATAAGGCCCGATTCCGGCACTTCTGAGCAATCTACGAGCAGTTTGCAGTTTCTTCTTTAATCTTCTATGGTCAATCGAAAGGAATCAGCGGCGGACATTCGCGTCAACGTCGGTGAGGAACAAGTACCAGTTGAACAGCTCAGTGTCACGAAGGACATTGAGATTGAGACGATCTACGGTGCGGGTAACATCATCCCGTCCGGGTTCGCGATTACGCAGATAGAGTACTCGGGGAATATGACGGTCAAGGGCAACAAGAAGGATCTCGAGGACAAGTTCTTCGATGGGAACGGCGTTCCGAAGGTTCTCCCTGCGATTGTCATTACACATCTCAATGGTGACGCTACCTCGTATGATACCGTCTTGGTGACGAGCCAGGGCTACGAGGTCACGTCCGGTGAAACCACCGAGACGAGCTTTGAGTTCGTCGCGATGTCGAAAGACGAGGATACGAACCCGACTGACGCCGCATAGATCCCAATCGAGCAGACGCAGACTCCCGTTCCTCCCCTTTACACTCTCTACTTCACTATGACTGACGACACTACGGAGAAGAGCCGATCGACGCTGATGGATATGGTTGTTCGCGGAAAAGACTACCGTGAGACTCTCGATTTCGAGATTCTCGGTGAGACGGTTGACGTTGTTCTGCGCCCCCTCGTTGACGCTGAGTTCCTTCCGATCACGGCGATGATGCAGGAACTTCTCGACATTGACGAGGAAGAGGCCGTCGAGCAGATCCGCGAAGCGAAAGAGGATGCGGAAGCCGAGGATGGCGATGGTGCTCCCATCGATATTTCGCAGTTCGACGAGGACTTCGTTGTTCTCATGCAGAAGGCCGCGAAGCTCGGAATCGATGGCGAAGCGATGGGCTACACGCAGGACGAGGTTGACTTCATGGTCGAGAACATGGTCGGTGGCTATTCTGTCGAATTAGGCGGCGAAGTTCTTGATCTCTCGGGTGACATTCGCGACGCTGAGCGCTTTCGTGGAAACGGGTTCAGGGATCGGTAGATACCTGATCTCTACGAAGGCGGGCGTTCCGCTCGCGAAGACGCAGGCCGAACTGACCCCACTTCAGCGATACGTCCTCGAGTTGTCGATTGTCAAAGAGCAGGAGGAACACGAACAGGCGATGAACGGGGCAGGGTCCGGTGGCCCTGGCCCTGTGATGAACAGTATGGCGCAACCGAACGGCGGTGGCGGCGAGTCAACGACGTACGTCAACGTAGGTTCTGATGAGTAGCAATAGCGTTAGAGTCACCGTCAACCTCATCGACAACTTCAGCGATACGCTGACCCGTCTCGATGAGCAGCTCGATAAGATCAGCAGAAAGGTTCTCACGCCACGTCTCGAGATCACAGGGACTGGTGACGTTGACCGGCTCAAGTTGAAGCTCGAGTCACTCGACGAGATTATCGAGATCCTCACGGCGGTTCATGGTGACGGGAAGATCGACCGGACAAAGGCGAAAATAGAGTCGCTCAGTTCCACCGAGCACGTCAGGCTTCGCGTTCACGATAATCAGGTCGATCGGGCAGCCGCAAAGCTGGCAGCGATGAAAGCGGCCACTGGTGGGTTGCATGGATCGGCAGCCTCGAGTTCGTTCCTTGGCCGCATATCGCGTTCAACACAGCGAGCAAGAGAGTTTGAGGGTGTCGCACCAAAGCCACCTCGAGAGTACAGGCTTCCTGATGACCTCTCACCGAAGGGTGCGGCTATGCGCCAGCGACAGCGTGAGCGTATCGCTGAGAACCTTATCCCGCCAACGATCTTTGATAACTTCCTCGCGTTCCGCAGGGAGCAATCTGGTGGCGGAAGTGGCGGAGGGGGTGGTGGAGGACGACGTGGTTCAGGAGGTGGTGGCCGCGACCAGGATCGTGAGCCGACATTTGCCCGTCGAACACTGCGTGGCGCGTACAAGTGGCTAATCCCGAAAGGACAGCTGTCACAGGACCTCTTCGCGTTCATGATGCCGTTCATGGCGGTCATGTACACGGCAGTTGCAGGTCTCGCAGCCACGATGGGGGCGACCGCCGCTGCTGGGCTGAGCGTTGGCCTGCTCGGGTTGATCGGCTTTGGTGAGAACGCAGCCGATTCGCTGCATTTAGCACAGGTCCGGCTGCGTCTGTTCGGTCGTGAACTCTTCAAGGTGTTCAAGCCGGTCACGAAGACGTTCGCGCCGATCATGGATCAGTTCTTCCGACGAGCACCCCATGCACTCGGTCGGTTGACCGGAACTCTACAGCAACTCACTGTCTTCGTTCCGGCACTCCGTAGTCACGGACACGGCCTCATCAACTTCGTTGACGCGCTGATTCAGAAGGCGGTGCAGCTACAGCCCGAAATATCGCAGGTCACGTCCCGGTTCGGACAGTTGATGGGAACGAATCTGCTGAACTTCTTCGAGTGGCTCGTCCTCGAGTTGTATGAGAACCAGGAGGCGATTATCGCGGTCCTCAGTGTTGGCAAGTCCCTGCTGATCCTGATCTATCGGATCTTTATGCTGTGGGCGTTCCTCTTCTCGGTTCTGCAGCCGGTCGCTGACGTGTTGACGAGAATTGCGAACATCTTCACGAACAAGTGGGTCGCCGGAATCACCGCAACGATCATCGCGGGCACTGCGTTCCTGATCCTCCTCACGAAGGTCGTCAAGATGATGGCACTCGTGAAAGCGATGGGACTTGGTGCGGCGTTTGTCGCACTCGTTGGCCCGTTACTGCAAGCTGCGGGTGCGTTGTACGCCTATGCAGCTGCGGCTATTGCCGCCTCGAAAGCGAAGGCGCTGCTCCTCGGTGTTGCCACGCTCGGACTTGCGACACTCGCTGTCGGTGCTGGTATCGCCGCTGCTCGAGCAATCGACGCTGCTGCCCCGGACACTGGTGGACACGGAAGCGGCGGCTTCAGTGGTGGATATGGTGGTAGCTTCGGCGCTAGCCCTTCCGCTGCGGGTGGAAATACGATCATCATTAACGGAAGCTACGATCGTGAGACACAGAACAGACTGAAAGACGACTTCCCCGGCCTGTATCGTCAGGAGCGGGATATTGACGAAAGCACGGAGATGCCGTAATGAGTAGCCGTATCGATATTCCTGGGCAGAAGGGTCTCCCGTTCCGCGTTCGTGGTAACGGTGCGAACTTCACTCCGACATACGTCCCGAACCGAATCCAGGTCGGAAAGGAGCGCAATCTCGTCCGTCACGCGAACTTTTGCGGACTCGAGGACGTGTTCGAGATACATGGGCGGAACCGGGAGGTCCATATCAGCGGCAATCTGCTTCACTCGGAACTCGGCTCGTTCGAGCGCCTTCTCGATCATAATCAGGAGGCGACGCTGATTACCCCCGGTTGGTCTGGAAACGTTCGTGTCATGCAAGGTGACTACGAAGGGCCGATCGGATGGGATTCGCGGAATAACGACTTCCTCTGGCAGTACACGCTTGATCTGGTCAGCACTGGCGAAGACGAAGCTGAGCATATGCGGTTTGCTGGGAGTGGTATCGTGAATGATGGCCGAAGTAGCCGCCAACGGGGTCGCGGCTCGTATCTGATATAGATGACCCAAGCCTGTAACTTTCAGAACGGCGTTGAGCTTCGCTTTCTTCGATCTGGCGTCGTACTTCGGGCGTATGAGCTAACGATTCGGGTACAGCGTGACCGCTTCATCCATGCTCGAGCAAAGGTCTCGACGGAAGCGGCGTACCTCCTCTCTGACCGCCATGATGAAGAGGGCTTAGAGTACGAGCCAGTTCACATCGCAATCGGTGACGTGGTACAGGGTCGGTATCTCTTCGATCCCCAAGAGATCAGCATCGTACAGGGTGACGAGCAGGCATGGATCTCCTTTCACGACCCACTGAAGCTGTTCAACAAGAGTACGATCACGAAGACATGGGATTCAGTGACGCCGAACATCGCTATTCGCACGATTTGGCGCGAGCTTCATGACCCCCACCGAGCGATTACAGGAATCCGGTTCGTTGAGGAAGGCCTCGAGTCGCAGGTCTCGCGGAATAACCGGCAGGTGATCTCGGACATCTTCAACTTCGACATGGACGGAACGACGATCCATGAACGGACAGCAGGTGACGATCGGTATCGTGCTAAAGCTGCCCGAGCGTTCGAGACAGCGACAGTGTGGGCCGCAGATCAGTTCTTGGACGTGATGCCTGGTATCGACACTCCGAACTACGAGGGAGGGTTCTCGTTTGATAACACACCACTTCTCGAGGCGCTCATGGAGGTGTGCAACGAGTTCGGTCTCACCGCGTGGGTAAAGGAAGATGGCAGGTTATGGATCGGCCTTCCCGAGCTGACGGACAAAGAAATCCTACCAATCTACGGTAATCCCGATCGTGACGAGTACCGGATCAAGGAGTACAACGTCACGCAGGGCCACAGTCACATCAACCGCGTCATGGCGAAGGGTTCCTCACACCTGTATCCTGACGATCGGGGACGCAACACGGCAAACCTGTATCCCGAGGCGGAAGCGTGGATCAACGATGGCGATGAAGTTCTCGCGTTCGAGGAGCCACTACGTATCCGCTCACAGGAAGCACTCGAGCGTTACGTGCGGGCGACTCTGGTTGGCGAGTACGCCCGCTATAAGAACGGAAATATCGTCTTCAATGGGCTGGCTTCCGACAACGACAAAGGGCTGGTGACGTTGAATATCGGTGACTCGATCCTCGTCTCACAGCGGATCGGTGAACACTGTCGCCGTGAAGTCGATGGTGGCCACTTCGTCGTGAACGAGATACAGCATCAGATCAACACGCGAGTCGGCTGGCAGATCACCGTCTCGGTGGGCGGTGTACCTGACGACATCGACTCGAAGTCGTACATGGTGGATCGACAGAGCCTCGATGTGTACGACTCGGTAGACGACTACTGGCAAGCTCAAGAAGAAGACGACGGCTGGTGGATCTTCGGTGGCAGCAACGACGATGATGACGACGATGGGTGGTTCAGTTGGTTCTGGTGAGATACTATGGTTCAGTTAGGTAGAGTCACATCGGTCACTGTTGATGAACAGTCTGCAGACATATTCGTGAACGTCGCGCTAACGCCACGAAGTGAAGGCAGGCAGATGCGGTTCCTAACGCCCGCTTCTGGTATGTGGATCGTTCCGCACGAAGGCGACGTTGTAGAGGTAGCGGAGACGGATCGAGAGTTCGTTGCCCGTTTCCCGCACAGTGCGCCCCCGTTCGAGATACCGGATTCGTTGGCGGAAGGCGACTTTGCGTTCAAGTTCGACGACGACACCGAGATCCGCGTACAGCGCTCGGGTGAGAGCTTTGACGTTCACGTTCGGGCGAGCGGAACGGTCCACGTTGACGGTCAGGAGATCGATCTCGGTGAAGCGGGCGTTCCGCTCATCACGGGGTTGGAAGTACAGAGAGATGGCGATGGGAACGTCACAGATGTAATTCCCGAGTACACGGACAAGACGAGGGCCGAATGAAGGATCTGGAGTTAGACGAAAACCTCGAGATCGTCATCGGGCCGAGGAACGACCTCGAGATCGTCGATGGACGTGAGCAATTCGAGCAGTCACTTCGTCTCTGGCTTACCGCGTATCTATCGGAGGAGGTTGGCTCGTTCAATAGCCCGGATGTAATTCGAAGTATCGAGCTTCAGGTTCAGCGTGTCGCTCGAGTGCATGGCCGGATTGATTCGATCTCATCGATCGTTGTATCCCCCAGTGAGGACGCCGTTGATTCGATTGACGTCTCTATCATCTACCTCGCTGGCGAAACATTTAATCTGACTTTATCGTAGATGAAAATCGAGGATGGACATTTTCAGCCGGACAGCAGTGACGACATCATTGAGGCACTGCTCGAGGACGCAAAAGAGTACTTTGGTGAGGATCTGAACGATGAACAACTGGCTGTCTTCCGTCTCTTCTATCAGCCGGTCGCGAATCGGCTTGCGGAAGCGCAGCAGCATATCGGTCTCGTCCTGAGTTCTGCACAAATCGACTACGCTGAAGGGCGAGCATTGGACTTACTGACGGCGTTGATCGGAGTCCCTCGTCGCGAGGCTGAACGTGCAGAGGGAGAGGTGACGTTCTATCGAAACAGTCCCGCATCGATCGATTACGCAATCCCATCGGGCATGATCGTACAGACTGAGGGTATCGATCCGGTTCGGTTCCTAACACGGGAAACTGCGATCATCGAGCAGGGAGAGACAGAGATCACGGTCCCGATTCGTGCGCTCGAGGGCGGTATCAACGGAAACGTTGGCTCGAACACGATCACCGTGATGCCGAGTCCACCGACGGGGATCGACGCGGTGACGAACGAGGAGGGCACGTCCGGTGGTCGCAACGAAGAGACAGACAATGAGCTGCGCGAGCGTGCAAAGGAAGACCTGGCGGAAGGTTCTGCGTCTACAGCACCTGCGTTGATTACTGCGGTCCAGAGTGTCGATGACGTTCGCAGTGTTGGTATCTTCATCAACGACACGAACATCGATCAGACTAGTTCGGGTGGCCTTCCGGCCCACTCATTTGAGTTAGTCGTTGACGGCGGCGAAGACCAGTCAATCGGTGACATGATCATCGAGAAGAAGGCCGCAGGTGACACGGCGTGGGGTGGCGTCAACGGTGAGCTGGTTGAGGTTGAGGGTCGGCTACCGAACGGGCAGACACACGAGGTCAAGTTCTCGAGGCCGAACGTGGTCCCAATCTACGTTGATGCAACCCTCCAGACAACGGACGAGTACGAGGGCGACGTTGCCGTGAGGGACTCTATTACGTCGTATATTGGCGGTGTCCTCTCGAGTGAAAACGAGATTCAGGGGAAGGTCGATGTTGGCGGGGACGTGCTCTATGGTGAGGTCGAGTTCGCGATCCGTAGCGTTCGCGGAGTCTACGACGTTACTGATCTAAAAATTGGACGAGTTGATCCACCAACTGAGACTGCGAATCTCTCGGTGGAGTTCAACGAACAGGCGCTAACCAGTGCGATCGACGATTCGATTACGATCTCCCATGAGTGAGCGGAAGGCGAGTACCAACGGCGATCAATTAGTCCACGAGCTACCCTCGTACATCCCTAACGATCCCAACAGCCCCAATTACGCGCTGCTCGATGTGATTGGGCACGCGATCGATGAATTGGACGAGGACGTTCAGACGGTCTCTGATGCAATACGTGTTCGCGATGCTCGGACGATCGATCAACTGTTCGAGTTGGCGAAGATGGTGGGGCTTCCGCCACACACGGATGAGCCAGTGGAGCGATACCGCGCTCGGGTGTTTGCACGGTTCGCGCTCATGTCCGGGGAGGGAACGGTTGGCGACCTTCTCTATGCACTGGCTCGCATTCTCGATGTTGACGTTGAGCGGATCGGCTACCGCGAGATGGTAGATAACCCAGGGACAGTTCTCGTCTTCGCTCCGGGGAGTGAGATTGAGAAACTCGGCCTGAGCGCGTCTGAGCTGGCACAGATCGTCAACGAAAACGTTGCTGCAGGGTATCAAACAGAAACGAGCATCCAAGGGACATTCACGTACAGAACGCCGCAGGATTACGACCTTGGTGAGAACAATCCCGAGTTCGGATACGGCGGACTCGACGAAAACGGTGAACCAACAGGCGACGGTGGGACCTACGCTGGCTATCTCGAGTAACTATGGCAGACTACACTTCTAATCTCAAGACGTGGGGCGATACCGGGTCAGAGTACCCGGATGGCTACAACTACGTCGAAGGCGAACAGCCGGTCGATGCGTGGGACAATTTCTTCAACCACAACGCACAGAAAGACATCGACCACTTGGTGTCATTAACGAACAAGCGCCTCGAGTCAGGGAAAGGGACGAACTATCCTGGCAGCCCGGAGAATGGTGAACTGTGCTGGCGTTCCGACAACAGTAGGCTCGCGATCTACGACGAGGAATACAACGGATGGCGCGAAGTCGCGTTCCGATCCGATGTTGCGGAGACGGAAGCAGACTTAGTACCGATCCGTGACCAGATCGACGACCACGAAGCGGACACCACGAACCCGCACAACGTGACGAACGATCAGGTTGGTGCGCCGAGCACCGCTGACTTCGCTGCTCTTGTTGATGCTCACAACGGCATTGCTCAAGCCGTCAACGATCACATCCCGAACACCAGTAATCCACACAACGTCACAGCAAGTCAGACAGGAGCGCTACCGACTGGTGGCGGTATCGTGACTGGCGACATTCAGCACGAGGGAATCCTGCTGAACGAGGACCGAATTATCACCCCGCAGGTCTTCGTTGACGGGCCGGTGACGCACGACAAGCACGCTGTCACGAAGGAATACGTCGATCTCTCAAACGAAGTCGGTGGTGGTGGTCCGTGGATTATGTCTGATGGAGACATAAACCGGAGTCTCAATACATGGTATCAGAACACCACGGAACATCCTATCTGCGTCTATGCATCGGTCGGTGGGCGTGCGATATACCAGATTCAAATCTCACCGACCGTTGAGCAGAACGATATCATGCTTTGGGATCTGCATTCGCAGAACGAAAGTTTCCGATTGGGCACACCGTTCTTTGTCCCCCCGAACTGGTACTATGCAGTTGTGTGTCCCGAGACGACAGAGCTGGTTGAGTGGACAGAGTACGCACTCGCGATCGGCGCAGACATCTCGTACAATTAATCGAGTATCGACGAGAGACTGATCTCTTCACCGTAATATGGCAGAATATACCTCTGAGACTGGCAAGTTCGTCATCCTAAACGTGGATGGCAGAGTCGTTGGCAAAGCAGACGTTGGACCCGGAACACACCCCGTTTCCGATGAAGTGGATGCTGAGAAATCGTTTGACGTTCGCGAGAATGGTAACGAACACGTAGCTGAGTACCTCGAGTACAGCCCGGCGAACAAGGACCTCGATCCGTCAGGATACGAGCCAACTGAACTGTTCGAGCAGATCCAGATAGACACACCTGATGGTGTGGCGGAAGGCGCAGAGGACGACGTAAGCGACGAGGAGTAGGCCAATGGCCGATGGTCGAACTCTAAAACAGATCTACGGAGAGTTAGTCTCGTGTCCGTTCTTCCCGCTACTGTTCATCAGTGAGGCGGTGAAAGTAGCTGTGGTTGGTGGCCCATTTCTCGAGCTAACGGTTCTCGCAGTTGTCTCAACGTTCCTGTGGGCCGCTTCCGACAGCGTTGACGTGGACATCTCGGTCGATCTCAGCGGTATACTCGGAAAGTAATCTTATCTATGATTGAGCAAGTTTATCTCGAGCAGCTACTCGCAAGTGTAGTTGTTCTCATTGCGGTGTATGTCTTCTACCACGTTCTCGATGGACAGTTCCTTGGCCCGGAAGATACGTTCTGGAACGAACTTCGTCCAAGCCTGCTCCCAGCTCTCGACTCTTACGCTCGAAAGATCGGTTTCTTCACTCTGAACCGAGCGTATGAGTCAGAGTTCGTGGCAACGGTTGAGGCGGACCTTCCGTCCATTGAGAGGTGGCTACACGACATGGGGTACGATCGAAACCCGATGGCGGGTCTGAAGTACCGTGGCAATCTCGAGGACGAGGACTTCGAAGTGACGACGTGGGCGTACAGGGAGTCGGACAACTCGCTGATCCCTGACCCGCTTGCCTTCTGGCAGACGCACGTATTCGTGTTCGATAACGGGGATGGAACGTTCGACCTGTACGCTCACTACGAGTACAGTTCGATGAATCCCCTTGTGGCGTATAAACACGTCCGAGGGATCGGTATGGATCGAGAGCGTGGCGTAGGTTACGTCCTTCGCAATCTCGAGCAGAACTCCGGCCTCGACGTGGTGGACGTGGCCGGGATGTGGGGTCCGGTGACGGAAGCGGCCCCGGAGCGGTAACTCTTCTACGGCGGCCTCCGGGCCACGTTTCTCCCTTCTATTGATTTAACAGTAGATAGTAGCACAGTTTCTTTATTCAGCCACATACCAGAAGCCGAAACAGAGAGTTCGGCAACTACAGATGCGTAATGACCGCTGGGCTTTCTATCAGTTTCAGATGGTTTTTGGAGCACGGTGCAAGATAGAGGGCGCATATCTTACGGGAGGGCTCCGCAGAGAATCGACTGTAGTTCGCACCACTCATCGACTGACTGTTTTTAAACTACAATTGCTCGATGTTATCGCCATGTGTATCTGTTGAGACACTTCAGAGTTGACATTGCCTAAAGCTACTCTGTCTATCGGATTCTACAGGTCCGATGCGAAACTGGCATCTCAGCAAACCGCACGGCTGCAAGAGGATTTCGATAGAGCCAGAGGACAATAAAATCAGATGTTAAATGAACTGTGGCGCTATCGGATATTTCCAGTCCTCGCCTTGGTTTGCTCTGTATGTCGCCCAAATACAGAAAGCGGGGTTAAGAATAAAGAACAACAACGTAATACCAATAACCGCGATCAGGACGCTAAAAAAGGTATCCAGCATAGCCACCAGTAGCAACGCAATGAAAGAGACGGTGAAGAATATCTGCCAATTGAGAGCGTTTTTCGCATTACTTTTCGTGAACTCGTTATCGGATATAAGGTATACTAACCCCGCTCCAACAAATCCAGTAAATATCCCAATCAGATGGACGACGGTCGCCAAAGCCGTTTTTTCTGTACTATCAGGTGGGGATGGGGCTGACGCCATAGATGAAATACAGCTCCCAGGAACATAAATTTACCGTCAATAGTGAAATCCCCGACAATATTTGGCGGTGGTGAGCCTAACAGTCCATGCCAGTGTCTCAATTACCCGACGTGATCTTCAGTACAGGTTCGAATTGCTGTGGTAAATAGCGGTCTAATTTGCTGACATCTCGGTTTTAGAAGCGTGAAGTCGAGGAATCGAACTCGGTTTGGAAATCGATATCCTTGAGTTCATTGAACAGTGCCGTGACCTATTTAAACTTGCCAAAGCACTAGGGCGGGTTCACTCGCTGGATGCACATCGTGCTTCACTGTTTCGGGTTGAAGACAGCCACAGCTACCCTGAAACGCCGAACCGGCTGAAGTACATGGCTGAAGTTCGTACCGCTCTTGACATAGATCGGGACGATCTCCCCGATTACACGACGTGATACGACAGAGTCGTTCTTCTGAGGGTCTTTGTTTCTACGGTCTTTCGATGAAGCGCTACGCGAAAGGATACCTTCTCTCCTTCAGCAGTAGTCAATGTCTCTGGTACCGCCGAACGGCCCAACACTTCGTCGATTGAGAACCTCCAGCTCGATCTCAGCTTCTAGCTCGGCATCGCATCCGCCGAGTTGCCGAGCTCCGATCGTGGCTTCTCCTTTGACCGGGAGCACCGGAACGTTGAATTTGGGAGTAACGGCGCCATCCGCGAACTCGATTCCTCCACCCCAGACGGGATACCCGTAAATGATAAGATCGACCTCAACGCCCCATGTATACACGTCAAACGTGATTTCGGTACAGACTTCCGTACCAATGAGAGGGAGGGTACGACAGTCAACCTCCCACGTTCCGGAATCGGCATCGGTACGAATACTCGAGAACCTTTCTTCGACCTCATTCACCGTGACGTTACGGTCGTCACCTATGTAGATCCGTTCGTTTTTTACCCGTCCATCGCTGAGTCTAACATCTCCGTTATTGGGGCCCTCTAGAACGTCCCGGTATTCGTCATAGGTAATCTGGTTCTCAACTTGTCTGCTGTACGTAGTCGTTACCGGTCCCTTCGGGTATTCTTCTTCATCTCGGTGCCCTTCGTCCCAGTCTTCGTCTGCAGAAACCGGCGTTACTGTAATTGTCCCGAGGGCTCCAAGACCAGCAATGCTTGAGAGTACTTTTCTTCTATTCGCTCCAACCGGATCAGCTTGATCCATGATTCAATATATTCACCTTAGAATATAAAACTTATTATTACTCTATTCACTTAGGTTCGATTATATTTCATCAATTCTTTGTGACATATAACTCAACAAGAGACGATCAACGTCCTCTGCTTATTATACCCGGGGAAGCATCAGAGAGTTCCGATGAGACCCCTACAGCATGACGCAATGAACCTCTGTATCTTGCATAGGCTTCTCATCAGCCAGTGAATAAATCGCAACTTGCCGCGTTACATCTTTGCCCTGTACTTACCGCGAGTGTCACACCGAACTCTGAATACAGAAACCGTACTACCAACTATTGTTAAAACCTGATAGCGGTAGCTCTCTAAATATCCTTGAGGAAGTCTCTCCGCCGCTCTGCTTTGTCGTCGTGAGATCCTTTGTCGTAGTGTTTGTCTAAGATTTTCCCGCTCATATTGACCCTCTCACTCGTCACTTCTTTTGGTTGCCCCGCGTTCCGCGCAGCAGTAACGTATCCTCGTCGCAGCGCGTGTGGGCTGACGGAACCGGGGCACTTTGATGCGTGTCTCCACTGAGTCGCTTCACAGGTATCGGGATCTTCGTCAAATGGGCACGACTCTCCGTTATAGTAGCACGGCTTGGTTGCCATGTAGACGTGTTTCGTGATGGCTGTACGTCCTGCTCTACCGTGAGTCGTGGCAATCAGCGGTTCTCGTCCGTGGTCGTCAGTCACGTTCGGGCGAGTGTTCTCGATGTAGTCGTCAACGATCTCTGCGGCTTCGGGAGTGATGATAACGTCTCGTTCGCTGCTGCTTTTCCGTTTGAGGGGCGTTCCGCTATCAGGACGATGACGCAGCCCTATTGCGGGCCGAACGTCGTCATAGTCGTCGAGGTCAAGCGCTCGAAGGCCCCCAATACGCATTCCGCATTTCCATAGCAATAGTACGATGACGTGTCGCAGGCTGGCATACTCGTACTTCTCGAGGTAGTCGAGAATCGCGACAGCTTCGTCTCGAGTGAGGTACTCGTCGGATATTTCGTCGTCGGAATCGACTTTGGTGATGTTGACGAGTTCGTGCAGGCCGATGGGAACGGCTTGGATGGACTCGCAGAACTGTATGAAGTTCTTGACGGTCCTCATGTCGTTCCGGCAAGTGATGGGTTTCACGTTCTCGAGCCGCCATTCCTCGAACTTAGCGATCTCGTCACTATCGATTTCGGCCATATTGGTTATCTCGCGTTTGTCGAGATATTCCATGAACCGTGTGAGCGCAGTTGTATAGTTGTAGAGTGTTTTCTCGCTGACGTGTGCTTCTTTACGTTTCAGGTATCTCTTCAT